ACACTGTCGCAATTGTACAGCCATAAAGCGTACTCACTTCTTCCCCTCCAATCTGTCAAGCGTATCCATCAGCCATCCGCGCATATCCTCCGGCAAGGCTTCAATCCGCCTGTATAATTCCATATCAATATCCTCCGCTTCCACCTCGGGAGCTTTTTCTTTTGCTTCCGGTTCTTCTTCGTCGCACAAATACTCAACCGTCGTTCCGAGTATTTCCGCGATTTTCGCTAAACGTTCATCGGTCAACTTGTTCTTACCGCGTTCAACATCCGCAAGGTATGTCCTGTTTAAGCCTAATTGTTCGCAAATAAAGCTCTTCTTGACGCCTTTTAATTTAATTAGAGCGTTGATTTTGTTGATGTTGTACACAAAGAAATACCTCTTCTTGTCAAAAACATAGAATCCCAATTTTTGTTGGAAATCTCTTGACTTCCCAACGATTGTTGGAGTATAATATACCCGTAACCGGAACACAGGAGAGCTTCGGTTACAGTCTGTCCTCCATTTTTGATTTACCGTGTAAGCGGCGGATAGGGTATACGCCGAACTGCACGGACAACCGCGCCTATACGTTCAACGGCAGACGATACCATAATGCGTACAACAGCGGTTCAACTCCGCAAGGCGCGTCTTGTCATTGAGTTGTTTTCTCATTGATTTTACTCCTTTCGGCGAGAGATAGGTCTCGGACATTCCCTGTCTCTCGTACTGGGGAATCGCCAAACGGTAAGGCAAGGGACTTTGACTCCCTCATCGCAGGTTCAACTCCTGCTTTCCCATTTCATCAGGATAACGGGTGTTCTTGGAGCGTCTGCTCTATGCGTTACACCTTCCGCAAGCGGCTTGGCTCGGCGTTGTCTCGGAGAGAGTTTCGCCGAATTAACCCGTAGTTTCAATCGGAATTGCTCCCGAAAGCGGCAATTATTCACCGTAAGGCTCGGAACTGCAAATGCTGTGTTCCTCAAGGTTTTCAGAGTTAAACTTTTCAATCATAGTATTTTCGTTCTCCTTGTATTCAACGATTGTGGATGTGCGTGCAGCATCAAGAAACTCTTTGAGTAATGTTTCCTCCAAAGATTCCTTTACTCCTTTCGAGAGCAGTTCCGAAATACTCATTGTGTTACCGCTGAGCTTTTTGTCTCAGCATCTATACGTCGCCGTATAGTTCAGCATATGTCTTTATCCTGATAAATCACCGATTAATCTCCGGCTTGTCCGTTCTCCCGAGAAGGTAGTCAACGGACACGTCGAGATAATCGGCAATACGCGCAATTGCTTCAAGACGAGGATAATAACCCTTATTTTGCGTAGTCGATATCAAATCCTTGTTAAGCTCACACTCTTTAAGAAGCTTGGCAACAGACACTTTTCTGTCTTTAGCGAAGGTTTTGATTCTCTCCGCTACATCTTGTGGAGACAGCACAAAAAACACCCCTCATCTTTAGGCAATACGTAGAATCCGAAGAACTTCGGAGAAAACCCTTGACTATCCGAAGAAGTTCGGATATAATAATTACAGCAAAGCCACCGCGACGACTTCGCTGAATTTTTTCCGATAATTTGAGAAGATAAACTTCGGAAAAATAAATAAAGCGAAATCGCCCGGTGTGAACCGAACGAAAACTTATATAAAACTCTAACCAAAGCCATTATATCAAGTTTTCGCACGGCTGTCAATACGAATTTGCGCAAAACTCCAACAAAATACCACAAAGAAAGGAGGAACAGCCTTGTACAACACCATCAAAGCAAGAATGGCTGCGCTCGGTCTTAAAAGCAAGGACATCATCGAAATCATCAACAAGAGATATAACGAACACGTCTCAGGTTCCGGCTTTTCCGACGCAATCCGCTCATCGTACAAGTTCCCTCGTCAGGAACAAATCTGCGATTGGGTGGAGAAAATCCTCACCGAAAAAGAAAATGAACAGAAACAGTAAGAAAGGAGACAGCCGATGAACCGCGACCAGCTCACCGTAACAAAGCAGTGCGCCATAGTATGGCAGAACGTAGAATATCTGAAATCGCTCAAAGGCGCAACAGATACCGACATAGCACGAGCGATGAACAGAAGCGTGCAGACCGTAGTAAACCGCAGGTCACATCCAAGGAACACCACGGTCGACGATTTGATAAAGCTCGGCAAATACTTCAAAATCCCGCCGGCGTCCCTGTTAATGCCCCTCGTAGCCGCAGAACCGCCGAAGCCGGAGGAATACATCAAATGACATCCCCCTACAAATTCAGCGAGTGGACATACGTCGATAAGGCAATCGCCGAAAATCACCACATATGCACCCGCTGTCACAGCGACATCACATCGGACCACATCGAGAAGCCCGTCCTCATCACATACGACGGTGACAATGTCGAGTATATCTGCCCCGACTGCACAGTAGACTTCTTCTTCTACTCCCTCGGCAAGACGTTGGAAGCACTGAATTGCGACCCCGTAGACATCGAGCAGGACGAAGAAGACCGAAAGGAGCGGATGAAGAATGCCGAGATACCTTTATGATGTGACCAATCTGCACACCCAGCCGCCGGAAGTAAAGCCGGGCAAGGGATGCAAAACTGCATCACATGACAAAATAGACGCGGCAGATACAGCCGTCTGCCTGACCTGCACCGCAAAGAAATGCACAGGCGCATATGCTTGCTTTAAGAGAAGAAAAAAGGAGACAACCAAATGACCGAAGAATTGACCGAACTTATAACGATAGAGCAGCTTCCCGTAGTTGCAGAACGCTTCTCACAGATGATTGAACCCGTGCAGGAGCGTGTAAACTCAATCCTCGCAATGGAATGTAACGAAGAAACAAAGGGCGAAGTTAAGAAAGCCCGCGCAGACCTCAATAAGTTTCGCAAGGCATTGAGCAACGCCGCAAAAGCAAAAAAAAATGAGCTGTTCGCACCTTGGAATCTTGTTGAAACCGAAATAAAGCGCATAGACAGCATATGCAGCGAAGCGGACACGGAACTGCAAGGCAAAATCGGAGCAATCGAAACCGCGCAGAAAAACGAGAAGAAAGAAGAGATACAAAGCTATTACAACGAAAAGTGTAAGACTTTGGAACTCGGCTGGCTTGACTACGAGCGAATGAACCTCAATATCCGTCTCTCAGACAGCCTGTCAGCCCTCAGAAAAGCCGTAGACCAGTTCACGGACAAAGTATCGGGCGACGTTACCGCAATCCTTGCTATGCCTGACAGCGCCGAGATAATGAGCGAATACAAACAGTCTCTCGACCTCGGATATTCCGTGAAAACCGTAAACGACCGTAAGGAAAGAATCAAAGCGGAAGCGGCAAGGCTTGAACAGCTGAAAGAGGAACAGCAGAAAGTGGCAGAACACGCAGAGAGCGTTCAGAAAGCCGCACAGAGCGCAGAAGAGCAGAGCGCGGTACTAACTCAGCCTGAGGTTAAACAAGTCCCTGCCGAACCCCCACAGCCCGAAGAACAGGTTTGCGAGGTTCGCATATATACAGCAAGCATTACGGTAAGAGGAACAATGCAGCAGCTCAGACAGCTCAAACAGTTTATCGTAGACAACAACATCGAAATATTACCGAAGGAGTAAAACAATGAACACACAGCCCGCCCCTCAGAAAATGAAATTCTCAACAGCAATCACCACCAAAGGTTATAAACAACTTATTGCAAACACTCTTACCGAGCCGAAGCGTCAGGCAAGATTTGTAGCGGCTATCACATCGGCAGTCGGAGTGAATCCCGCGCTTCAGGAATGCGATTCTAAGTCGGTAATCTCCGGCGCACTTCTCGGTGAATCCCTCGGCTTGTCCCCTTCCCCTCAGCTCGGACAGTATTACCTCGTTCCCTTTAAGCAGAAAGAGAAGAGAGACCGAAACGGAAACATACTTGAACCGGAATGCACAAAAGCAACATTTATCATCGGCTATAAGGGAATGCTCCAGCTTGCAATGCGCTCAGGCTACTATAAGAAAATCGTAGTGCTTGAGCTAAAAAAAGGCGAACTCGCAGGTTTTGACCCGCTTGAAGAAACAATCGAATGCAGTCTCATTGAAGACCCCGACGAAAGAGAAGCCGCTCCGACAGTCGGATATTACGCAATGTTCGAGTATCAGAACGGCTTCAGAAAAGCCATCTACTGGACGCAAAACAAGATGATGCGCCACGCAGACCACTACAGCAAAGCGTTCTCCGCTAAAGAATATGAAAGACTTCTGCGCGGCGAAATCCCCGACAAAGAGCTGTGGAAGTATTCTTCGTTCTGGTATACATCGTTCGACGATATGGCAAAGAAAACAATGCTCCGTCAGCTTCTCTCACACTGGGGAATGCTTTCGACCGATATGCAGGAAGCGTTCGAAGCGGATGGTGAATCTATCACAAACGACGGAAACAACCTCGTCCCCGAAATAGACGTAGGAGATACCGAACCGATAGAACCCACACAGCCGAATGACGCGCCCGTACCGCAGACAACCGAACCCGAAAACGTTGACATAAGCGCACTTTAAGCCATGAGACCGGAAGACATAAAGATAATCGCTACAGGCTCATCAGGCAACGCTACATACATTGCACCGTACAGAACGCTGATTGACTGCGGCGTTCCCAAAAAGGAACTCAGCGAAGAAGTGTTCAAAAACGTCTCGCTGATTCTTCTCACACACTGCCACAGCGACCACTTCAATAAGCGGACAATCAAAGCTTTTGGCAGTCAACGCCCATCTGTACGGTTTGGTTGCGGCGACTTCCTTGTTCCGCTTCTTCTTGACTGCGGAATCAAGCCACAGCGAATTGACGTATACGAGCCGCGCAAAGCGTACAGCTACGGTTCACTCGGACTAATCCTTGAAACGGTATCTCTCACACACAATGTACCGAATATCGGCTATAAGCTGTCCTTCGAAAGAGATAGGCAGAACCTCATGTACGCTACCGACACAAACAACCTGAACGGAATAACGGCTAAGGACTACGATTATTACCTAATCGAAGCCAACTATACCACAGAAGAAATCCATGACCGCATAAAGCAAAAGGAAATGGAAGGCAAGTACGCATATGAGTACGCCGTGACGCATAACCACCTGTCGGCAGAGAAAGCCAACGACTGGTTAGCAGAAAACGCCGGAGCAAACAGCACGATTTACTATATGCACGAGCATAGGGAGAGAATCAATGCCTAAGCGCGGAAGCGGAAAACTCTACGAGCTGAACGGTGAACGGCATACGCTGACAGAGTGGTGCAGGCTCTACGGCGTTCCCGTGCAGAGGACGCAGGGAAGAATCAGCCGCGGCAACTATACCCTCTACGAAGCACTCACAACGCCGCAGGAGAACCCAATCCAATCACGCAGACGAAAGGAGGCACGGATACATGAAAAAGGCAACGGAGATAATAGACGAGAGACAGCTTGTAGATGAGCTGCACAGAAACTGGAAAACACGCGGCTACACCGACGGCGGAATGGCGGAATTGCTCGAAATAACGCCGAAAACAATCCACTATAAAATCAGCGGAAACTTCCCTCACAACGGCTACAAAGCGCATTTTAAGGTCAACGAGATAATGCAGATAATACACTATCTCGGCTTCAAACTCTATCTCGTGAGAGAGGATGATGTGAAGTGAACATCCCCGAAAGATGGATACCACTGCTTGATACGTTAAATGACAAAGACCTTGCAACACTCATAAGAGCGATTCTCCACAATGAAGATGAGCCGACGGTATCAAAGAAAAATCAAGCAATCATTCACAGCATTTACTCAGACTTGAGCAAGGTTAAGAGGAACAATGAATATCAAAAAAAATTCCATTCCAAATCTTATAATAATCTTAATCTAATATTAGAAAAAGATTTAAATAATATTAGATTAAGACAAGAAGAGAAAAGAGAAGCGTCTCCCCCTTGTTCCCCCTCTTCTTTTCCCCCACACCCCCTTATTAACTCCCCCTATAATCCCCCTCTTGAAGAGAAAAGAGAAGAAGCACTAACGGGCGTGTGCGCGGGCGCGTGTGAGGACGAGCAGATTTCCTTTGAAGGCTTTGAACCCCTTGAACCGCCAGAATCCGAGGTTAAGCACAGAAAACCGACGATAGCGGAGCGTTTTGAAGCCTTATGGGCAGAATACCCCAAGAAAAACGGCAAAAAGAACGCTTTTGAGAGCTATCAGAGAGCTATAGCAGCCGGAGTAACCGACGAGACTATAGCCGACGGTATCAGGCGGTACAAGGACTACATAGCCGCAAAGCGCACGAGCGAACAGTACATACTTGCAGGCTCGACATACTTCTACCAGTGGCGTTGGCAGGACATATACGACACCGTATCAGCCGCACCAACTTGCAGCGAAAAATCGGGAGGTGATGAATTTCTAAATTACCTCAACGAGGAACTTGACAAAGAAAAAGCGAAAAGAGAAAGCCGATGGACAGAACAGACGTAATAGCAACGCTGAAAATTCTCAAAGTCGCATATCCCGGATTCTATTCTAAGATGGGCAAAACCGACGCAGAGGACACCGTATCAGTGTGGTGCGATATGTTCCGCGAAGATGACGTGAACGTTGTCAAAATCGCTCTGTACAAGGTCATTGAAGAGCACACAGGCTTTCCTCCGACGATAGCGGACATCAAAACTCAGATACGCGAAATGCGCAGAGCAGCGACCGGAGAAAAGACGGACGAAGAACTGTGGTCTCAGCTGAAAGCGGCAGTGTCGAACGGCTACTACGGAGCAAAAGAGGAATTCGCGAAACTTCCTCCCGAACTGCAAAGATACCTCGGAACACCGAACACTCTCCGCGAACTTTCACAGGTTGACACCGATACGTTTAACACCGTCACTCACGGGCAGTTCCTCAAACAGATAGGCATCATCCGCGACAGAGTGAGATTCGACAACGAAACGCCGCCCGAAATCAAGGCACTGCTCGGCACAGTAACAAAGCCGATACCCGCAAACAACAGACTTACCGAAAACGAATATAACGAGAGCAGAAACAGACTGCTCGACACACTACAAAACAATCCGTAGAAAGGACACAATACCATGGCATACAACAAAACATTATTCGAGGAAATCACACCTTGGAATCCCCAAAGTCGCCAACCGAAAGCATCCGGCAAATACCTTGTTTGGTTAAACGACGGAACCATGTTGGTAGCCGACTACTCCGTAAAGTACGACGGATGGGGAATCCTCCCTGACGGCAACAGAACTTACGAAATCAAGGATGTTGAGTACTGGATGAGCATTCTTCCCCCGACAATCTTCTAACCGAAAGGACACAGGCAATGAAACAAAGGCTGATACAGAACGCAATTGCGGCAAGCGGTATCGCAAACACCGTAGCCGTTATCTCAATGGGCTTGTGGTGGTATACCGTCCCCTCAGACGTTGTAGCAACCGTAGTTATCCTCGGTGCGTTGATACTCATGGTGCTTATAACAACCGCCAGAGAGCTGCTGGAAGCGTATGAGCGCACACTGCCGAGAAAGAAGCGCAGGAAAGTACGCATAAAGTACGACAGTCGCGGAATGCACACCGACAACCAGCGTCTCGGCTACGTATCAGCAGAAACAATCAGAGAGGTGTGCAGAAGATGAACACCTCACGGAAGCGGCACAGAACAAAACCAAAAACGAAAGGAGCAAAACAATGACTGACGCAGAAAGATGCGTATCGTGCGGAGCTGTGATACCCGAAGGGAGACAGGTATGCCCGATATGCTATGCGAAATACCACAACGACTACTCGGAAGAGCTGGCGTACCTCTGGAAGGTGCTGAAAAAGACCGAGAGCAGTCTCAGAAACTCTGGCAAAAGGAACGCGCCAAACGAAGAGATAGCAAACCTCCGCAAAAGGCGCGATATGCTGTACACGATAATCAACATAGTGGAGGACGCGGGAACATGAAGTGCCTGGTAAAGAAAATACAGTACCAAAAGGCGGAAAATGCACTCACCACCGAATACGGCATGTGGCTTCTCGAATATGTTGACGTTGCTTTCGGCGTAACGCTTGCCGAGAACTACGGCTTCCGTGAGAAGCGACTGCAAAGGTTTTACGACGGCAACCGTAACGGACTTACGGAGATGGTGAACGCCAATATGCCGACGGCGATGTTTGTCGATAAAGGCAAGGGCAGACGCAAGGGAGACAGCTCCGACCTCATAGACGACGGAGTAGACACGACGGAATACATGATAAAACGCGAACTCCGAAACATAGGCTTTTCCGACTGCGATTTTGAAGCACTTTCCCCCGAAAACAAGTACAGCGAAAACGCGCACCGCACACAGCTTGAAATCATGTCGCACAACGTGAGAACGGCATGGTATGAAGCAAACGCAAGACGCGCTGTAAGGCTCTACGCGGCGTATACGCTGAATTACATGCACGACACCCACAACTACGGCGCGGAGAGATTAAACCGTCTGTACGCGCTTGTCGCACCTCAGATTAAGTCCTATATCGAACGCTTCTTGATAGGAAACCGCCGCGTCGACAGAGAGCTGCACAAGGAACTGGACGAGATGCACGGCAAACTTGAGAAATGCGGGCTGCACCTCGAAGAAGTTGTAAAGGAAGACGCGGTAACGGTAAGCCGGAAAGAACCGCCGAAAGAACCAAAGAACCCGCCGATACACCTTGACATAGGCGAGTACGAAAAAATCATGAAGAAGTTGCCCGAGTGGCACTGTAAGGAGATATACATGAACTACAAACTTAAAGCAGGAGCGTTCCCGCCAATAAGAGCGCACAAGCAGGACGCGGGAGTAGACCTTCTTTCCCCCGTCACGGTCACGATTTATCCAGGCGACAGCGCGACAATAGACACAGGCGTGTGTGCAGAGATACCCGAAGGATTCTGCGGACAGATATGGTCAAAGAGTGGGCTGAACGTTAATCACGGCATTCTCTCGACAGGAATGGTGGACAGCGGTTACGGCGGCAGTATCAAGATAAAGCTCTACAATCATTCTCACGAGATTTATACGGTAAATCGCGGAGACAAGATATCACAGCTTGTGGTAACAGCCTGCGACACAAGCGATGTAGTTATAGCAGACGAGATAGCAAGCGGAGAGCGCGGAGAAAACGGCTTCGGCAGCACAGGAAGATAACCGCAACGGAACAGATCAGCTACGACACGATTAGCAGCGGAAACGCATTGAGAAGAAACGCACCGCGCCGCAACGGAAAAGCCTGGACTCGCACCGCGCCGAAAAGGAATCGAATGGACAGGCGGCGAAAGGCACAGCAACGGAACGGAAGAGAAAAGCATTGACAGGCAGCGAAACGGAAAAGCAAAAATACCGCGCCGGACGGAATCCGGCAGAAAGGATGAAAATATGAAAGACTTAGAACTCGCGAGAGAAACGCTCAAAAACACAAAGTATCTCAAAAGCAAATATCCCCAATGGAGAATCGAGGAATTAGCGGATATATTGGGAATCAGCGAGATGTACGGTATACCCATTAAAGAATTTTACTCTCACAGCTACGGTTATTTTTTAAACGGCGGTCACGGATTCGGCTTTAAAATCCTAAAAAAGCCTATAATAAGAAACTCAGAAACGCGTTACGAGCCGAGCGACAGTGTGTGGCATATGCTCGTCAACACTGGCGGATGCGGCAGACTTAACTTCTGCGGCAACTACGATTCACACTTGCTGTACGGCGGCAAAGCCAACGACGTTTGGGACAGATTCAACGACACGATTCTCTCATACCAACCATATGACTATGACCGCGTAAACAAGGAATATATCTTCTCTGTGCAGAACGGATACGAACTTTACAAAGACTTTGACGAAATCTACACGGATACAAAAGCAGCGTTTGAAGAATGCGTAAAAGAATATAGAGTGCGAGAACTCGAAGAAAAACTCGCAAAATTGAAAGGAGAACAGTAATGGCAAAGTTTGAAGTTGGAGATAGAGTTAAGTTGGCAGTAGACAGGTTTACGATTCCACGTGGCACGACGGGTGTCATTAAATGCTTTGACAAAGACGCGGATAAAGAAAAAATAGATATAGCAATAGAACTTGACCGCCCAATATCGTACCACAACTGTGGAGGGAGAACCAAATACAACTGCGGCTGTTGGGTAGCAGAAAGAGATATCGAACTCATAAAAACCGCAGAACCCGAATTTAAACTGATTATCACCTCAAAGGGCGATACCACTACGGCAAAACTCATACACGGCAAAACCACAACAAAAGAAGCAACCGTGACGCGCTACAGCAAAGACGAATACAGCGAGAAAGCCGCCGTTGAAGCTGTCGTGAAGAAGATTTTCGGCGAGGACGAGAAAAAGAACGAAGCAAACAAGCCGTACACTGGCAAGGCTGTGTGGATATGCGACAACGAGAGCGTTTATACAAAAGGCAAAATATATGAATTTGTTGATGGCAAATTCAAACACGATTTAGGATTTACAGTTGTCGGATACACCCTCGAAAAAATGAAACGGCTCGGCTGCTTTCTCCCGATAGTGGAATGATGGAGGACGAATGAAATGTCGATGAGAGATTACGAAGACCTCAAAGATATAGAGATTCCGCGCAAACAAGAAATGATGATGGATATCATGTGCAAAGCGTGGGAAGAATGCCGTGAATTGCATTGCGCACACTGCCAGGACAGACCGAAAAAGTATATGCGCATGATGGAGTGTACCGCGCTAAAGTATGCGCGACTGCTTTACGAAGCAGGATTGACATACACCGAAGAAGATGTGCGCTATGCATACAACGACGGTTACGCTTGCGGAATGGAACAAGGTATAGAAGCAGAAAGGAGCAGACAAGGATGAATAACTACGAAGAAGAGTATTTTGAAGATGAAGAAGATTTTTGGAGTGAAACGCCCGAATTTGACGAGAAGGTTGAGGAATTTAAAACTGCGCTCAGAGCGGATGTAAAGCGTGAAACTCAGGAACTTATTGAAAGACTGCAAAAGGAACTCGGCGAGCTGAAAGACTATAAAGAGAACAAGCTCAAAATCGAACGCAAGTATCATGATGAAATCGCAAAGATGGCGAAAGCCGAAGCGGATATTGAACGCAAGTACCGCAACAAGAAAGCGCAGGAAATACTTGCCAAATGCTGTGCGGTAGGATGGAGAGCGGCATGGAAATACGAAGATCCGAAAGAGAAATGTGACAAGTGCGATGAGGACGGATATATTACATTTTACTCTCCGCAAGGCACGAAATACCGTGAGCAGTGCAAATGCCGCCACAAAAACGTGATATATTACCCTGCTGAGGTGCGGCTTGCTCGTATTTACGCCAACAAATCGCCTGATACAGTGCAGTTTTACTACGACAAAGTACAAGGCGACAGCGAAAGTTACAGCGATTATACACGCTGTTATTTGGTAAAAAAAGGCGATTATGAGAAGTTGAACATTAAAGAAACGCAGAGATATGACACGGTATTTGAGAGTAAAGAAGACTGCGAAAAATACTGCGAGTGGTATAACAACAAGGAGAAAAACAATGAATAACTTTATCGAACTGCACAGATACGACGGCGAACCCGTACTGATTAATACACGGAACATAACAACAGTTGTGAGAAGCATATCAGAGACAAAGGCTATTTCGATATACTTTATTGATTACAAAGATTTTGTTTCCGTCACCGAGACCTACGAAGAAGTAAAGAAACTGCTCGCGACGGTCGAATATGTCTACAAGGAGGAAGAGGAATGAAAATCTATAAAAATCCATGGGTAAGCCGTCCTTGCTACTTTGTACCGATGGGAACAGCTCGCTCCGCTAAAATGGAACCTGCAAAGCGAGCCGGAATTACCGTAACTCTTTGGAATGGAGAATGGTTATTGAGAACATCGCAAATGTATGTAAAAGACATCAGTGAAATGCCGGTTGTCGGCGAAATTAGCAAAGCGGAACTCGAAAGCACCGTTATAGCAAGTATTTTAGGAAGGACGGAAGCGGAATGACTGAATACGAAAGATTACAAGAGCTGCTGTATAGGTTGCGCGAGATAATGCCTGAGATAGGCGAGAATCCCGTTGCCGACGAGATGTACAACATGGTGTTTGAATACGCCGAGAACACGGACAAAGACGTTGTGGAAGTCGTGAGGTGCAAAGACTGCATCCATCACAGACAGCTTGACCGCAAAGACCGCTACGAGGACAGCTTCATCGAGGGCTGCCTTTGGTGTATGCTGGGACGCGGAGACGGCGTTATGCCGGAACAGTTCTGCGACTATGGGGAGTGAAACGAAAGCGAGGATGAAGAATGAACGACAAAAAGAAGCAAAAACGCAAGAAAAAATTTTGCAGCACTAAGCAAGCCTTTTGCCCAGACTGTCAAAGACGTTTTATTTGCAACGATATGTTGCGCGGGCTGTATAAATCGAAAGGGGAAAAACATGACACGTAAAAGATATATCAAACTGCTGATGGGGCGGCACAGGTATAGCCGCAACGAAGCACGAGAGGATGCAAAAATCTTTATGAATTATCATGAAGCTATGGCTAAACATCATAGACAGGCAGTCGGTTATCATACAAGATACCGTCTAAGGTTTTGCAAAGACGAGATTTTAATGCATTTGGCTCAAATAATGGAGATTTTGGCGAATGAAAAAGAAAAAATTCATTAAATTACTCATGGGACGTTTCCGTTTTAGTCGTAATGAGGCACGGGAGATTGCGGCTTGTGTGCAGTGGAACAAGCGCGGTGTTGACGATACAAACCGCTCCGCAAAATACAATTTGAGCAGTTATCGGGCGACCTCCGAGAGTTATCGGAGCAGTTGGCGGCGAATCCACTGGTTTCGGATTATAAACCTCGACAAATACGGCGGTATAACGTACTGCCCTAATTGTCACGCTGTAAGACCGTTTGTCGTGGCACACCACCCGAGAGAAATGACGGTACGCGGCATAAGCTTTACTTGGGTGGAGACTTTGCCGAAATGTATGTACTGCTCTTCTGAAATTCACTATGCCAAAACCGCCGAAGCAAACGCGCGAGCAATGGAAACGGCATACATGGAGGCATATTTAAAATCTAAGGAGAAACACTATGGACGCGGTTGAATTTTTGAAAACAGTAAGACGAATATGCAACAGCAACAAAAACGGTTGCACCTCTTGTGTTGTATATCAAAAGTATAACTATTGCAAGCTACAATGCGTTGCGCATCCCGAAGAAATTGTTGCCGCTGTGGAGAAATGGGCTGCGGAACACCCTGTCAAGACGAGAGAAAGCGAATTTTTGAAGATGTTCCCGAATGCGCCATTCAGTCATGATACGATTGATATATGCCCGAGCAAGGTTGATGTATTACAAAAATGCCCTAAAGTGACACCTGGCACTCTTAATATGTGTGTATTCTGCAAACGTGAATACTGGCTTGCGGAGGTTGATTAAATGAGAACAACATCCGATGAACTTCTAAAAAAGTGCGGACTATTGTTCATTACGTCGACAGAAGCGGAAGAACTTGCGGGAGAATCCCCATGCATGAACTGCGCAAGAAAAGACTGCAACCTCAGCGGATTTTTCGAACTTGCAAGACGGAGTTTGTACATCCACGCGATGCTTGTACGCAAAGAAGAAGAATTTGACTTGCTGAATGTGTTCGCCGAAGCACTTCCCTTTTTGGTGATTGACTGCAAAGAAAGGATTGCAAAGAACGAATGCACTGCAAAATAAGCGACTGCTTCAACTGCCCCTATCCCGACTGCATCAACGATACCTTTACCTCGCCGAGGGAGTTTACGCCGGAGCAGAAGAAACGGCAGTGTGAGCTGAAGAAGAAAATGCTTGCGCGGCGAAGAGAGGACGGAGTGTGTATCTACTGCGGAAAGAAGCCCGCGGACAAAGGTTATAAATCCTGCATGGAGTGTCGGATAGAACGAACGAAGAAGAACCGCGAATACAGCCGCAAAACGGAAAGATTTACTCCGCGCGAACTGATGGACGGCGTAAAACTGTGCAAGCTGTGTGGGAAAAGACCGCCTGTTGACGGAAGAACGATTTGTGAAGAGTGTTTTAAAAAATGCCTTGACAATCTTAATCACGCCGACAGCAAAGAGCAGCCGAACAACGGCTTTAGAGCATCAATAGAAGCGTACTGGAGGGAGAGATAATGACAAGGGATGGAATTATAAAAATCTTAGACAGAGCCATGCAACGCTATGTCGGGCGGAATCAGCAGCTTTTCCTCAGCAAGGGAAAAACCGACAAGGAAATGTGGGAGGAACTTGAAGCTATAAACAATGCGCGGTATATTCTCTCACGCTTGCCGCAGGTCGTTAATTGCCCTGACTGCGGGAGAATGTACGATACCGATTATCTTCACTTCTGCGGAGGTGACGAGTGTGTGAGTGGAGGTGATAACGACGAAAACGGTAATGTTTAAAATCGACTACCCGCCGACCAAAGCCGGAAAGACCGCATGGAACAGACGTTACGGACTGAACGCATACTACGCGGGAAAGCATTGGGCGGTACGCAAAAAGGACGCGGAGTATTGGCACAAGCTTGTACAAAGCGAACTTTTGAAACAAAATGTTTCGATTTCAAAGTTCAATGTCCCTGTTGGAGTGAAGTTATGGTTTAACGATAGGTTGGACATCGACAATGATTCAACTTACGCAAAACTCATTATTGATTCGCTCAAAGGACTATTTTTTGAAGATGATAGTAAAAAATATGTGCAACGGTTAGAACTCAATTGCCACGATGAGGACTACATATTAGTTGCGATAGAAAGGATGAAATGAAGCAAATATGAGCAAAGAAAACCGCGAAGCAATCCTTAGCGAAGTAAAGAAGATAATCTGCAACGACCGCAACGAGCAGTACGGCGAACCCGAAGACAGCTTCAAAGCAGTGTCCGAATACTGGCGAACATACCTCGAGCATAATTGTCTCGTGCCTGATATCGGTTTCCATATAGAAGCGCGAGACGTAGCCATAATGATGGTGCTGTTCAAGCTCGGTCGAATGGAGACAAGCTATTTCCAGAGCTACGACAGCTTTATTGACGCTATAGGCTATATGGCTTGCGCAACGGATATCGAATTCCGTGGCGGCGTTTGATTGAGGTGAACCAATGCAGATAATTAAAATCATTGTAGCGATAATGCTGTATTTGTGCGCTATACTTATTTACGGCGCAGTTGAAGTTCTTAGGGCAAAAGGCGTGAAGTGCGCAAAAAACGCGAAGCCAAGAACACTGTTTGTGATTTACGCTTTTGTTGCATTGCAAGTCATAGCCGCTACATTATTACTGAGAATGTAGGAGATAAATTATGCCAATAAGAGGAATTATCGTCATAATTATAGCCGCAGTTTCTCTCGGTTTGTTCGAGGGAGAAAACATAATAAACTTTTTCAAAAACTTAAACGATAAAGGAGATAACGAAAAATGAAACAGATTATAGGTGTAATAGTTACTGTATGCGTAGCAGTTGCTTGTATAGTCGGCTACGCAGTAACACATGAAACCATCCCCGCCGGATATGTCGGCTACGTCTACGACAGAACGGCAACGGCAGAAGATAACGTAATTCCCGGCACATCAGTTCTTAATACCGAGCGTACAGGCAGAATCTCAATCAACCCCTTCACACAGGAAGTCATTACATATCCTACAACAATTGTCTCGAAAAACTGGACAAACATCGGCGAGGGCGACAATAAGAAAGATATGTCAATGCAGATAGCATCTCAGGAAGGTAAGAATATCGACGCGGATATCTATATAAGCGTTCGTCCGATAGATATCGAAAAAATTATAAAATCGTTCGGTACAAAGTCGTTTGATTCAATTATCGACAACGACATCTACGGTCTTACAAAAGGTAAGCTGTCAACCGTAACTCAGAACTATTCCGTTTACGATGTACAGGCAAGCCGAAGCGATATCCAAAATCAGGTTTTCGAAGTCCTCAGTAAGAATCTTGTCGAAACCTACGGCGTAGAGCTTGTCAGACTTGAAATCGGCACTCTGATTCTCCCGACAGATATAGCGGAAAAAATTGACAGAAAGACAGAAGCGCAGAACGAAGTCGAACTTGCAAAGCTTGAAAGAGATAAGCAGGATGAAATCAATCAGCAGATAGTCGATGCGCAGAAAGCTCAGTCTGAAAAGGAACTTCTTCAGAGACAGACAGAAGCGGACGCAAAAGCCTACGAAATCACAAGAGAAGCAGAAGCCAACTTAGCCGCACAGGAAGCAGAGCTTAAAATAGCCGCTTCAAAGGTTGAACAGGCGAAGCTCGAAAAGGAAGCCGAACTCGAAAAACAGAAATCCTTTACAGATGAATACTTCCGCGATAAGGAACTTGATGTTCAGAAAGAAGCAGTAAAGGCAATCAACGGCTCGGTAAAAACAATCATAACCTCGGGAGACGGCGAAGGCTACGGAGCACTGTTCGGAATTAAAGAAGTGTTGAACAACATTGAAGAGTAAAGTCGAAATTGAAAGGAAGTGTTGACTTATCGCAAACTTTAACTTTAACCGCGTTATCCTTGGAGGACGTTTGACGGCAGACCCCGAGCTGAAAACCACACCGTCCGGTATTTCCGTAACATCATTTACCGTTGCGGTCAACAGACGTTACTCCGGCAAAGACGGAGAGAAAACTAAAGCGGACTTCTTCAACATAACCGCATGGAGACAGACGGCTGAATTCATCACGCGCTATTTCAGAAAAGCAAGTTCCATCTGCGTGGTGGGAACCCTTCAGACAAGAACATGGACAGACCAGCAGGGACAGAAGCGTTTTGCTACAGATATTGTCGCTGACGAAGCACATTTTGTTGATGCAAAGTCGGAAATGCCGCAAGCCGCTCCGCAGTCAAGCTACATTCCCGACGCATACACCCAACCGAAAACAGCTGCCACCGCACCCGTGTTCGAGGACATAAACCCCGATTCGGAAGAACTGCCTTTTAATTGAGGGTTACGTCTCCCATACAAAAGACGAGAAAAGCGAGGAAAAAACTTATGGGGTATAACGGCAAAGGAAGAAAGTGGAACGACGAAATTGTCAAAGATGAACTGATGAAAGTTATGACGGCGCTCGGGATTTCAAGAATGCCAACATCCAACGAGTGTAACTTAGTATATGGAAGTAAAGCACTGTCTCAAAGAATTACCAAGAGAAAAGGTGGATGGTGGGGATTAGCTAAAGAAATGAATTTAGATATAAAGCCAAGCCAAACACTAACAGGGAAAAAAGGCGAAGAATATGCAGTAAGAGCATTACAGTCGCGAGGCTTCCATGTGGAAAGGATGTCGCAAAACTTTCCTTACGACATTTTGGTTGATAAAAGTGTAAAAATTGACGTTAAAACAAGCGCATTATATAAACAATCGCACGGCAATTTTTATGCATTTAATTTGGAAAAGAAATCCGCAACTTGTGACATATACATTCTGTTAACACTTGACGATGATAAGGAAGTGGACAGGGTATATATAGTACCGAGCGTTAAAGTGATTCACAATACGCAAATAAGCATAGGCGAAATCAGTAGTGTTTATCATCAGTATATAGACAAATGGGATTACATCGTTTCTCTTTCCGACTACTGGAAACGTATATAAGCGAGGTGCATATGATAGAGTGCATAGAAACGTGCGAGCATATGAAGAGCGTGTTCCCCGACTATCCGTGCGGAAGAGAAAACTGCCGCTTCAAAGGAGACAGCGAGAAAGCGAACGCTTGTATATGCACCGTGCAGTGTCCGTTGTTCGACGCATGGTTTTCGGAACACTGGCACAGAATACAAAAAAACGCACAATACCTGCGCAAAAAGGAATAGAAAGAGAAGAGCCGATTAGTTTCGGTTCTTTTTCTATATATCGCAACATACAAAATATTAATGAATTTAGAAATATTTCATAAACTCACGTCTTTTAAGTGGTATATTGTAGTATTTTAGAAACAATTGCTTAATAGTTTTGTGATATAATAAAGCAACATCAAATTAATAATTTTATACGGAGGTCTTTGATGGCACAACAAAAAAAGTATAACCCCTACGATGATGTAGCGGGAGTAGTCAACATGAAGTCGAGATACAACCAAGGCAAAGCGACAGGCGACCCGAATTACCGCTCATATAACGAACAGGCAAAGCAGTATTACGATAACCTTGTAAGAAACGGCATGGGGAGCGTAGCGGATGAGCTTCACGCAGTGGACTACGACCAAGCCGTAGATATCTTAAAGAGATATTCACCCACGCCGGACTATGAGGACTTCTATTCCGACCTCGCCGCAACAACGATTAATAACGCGCAGAATCCCCAACCGTCAGATACCGTGAACAGAATACTGAACTCGTTCACCAATACCGATAACCTTCTGAACGGAGAACTGAAGTACGACAGCAACGGAAATGTTATCGGCGGACTTAACACAGACCACTATAATACCGGCAAGAACCAACTCGACTACCTCAACAACTTCGATGTAACCAAGCAGAGCTATTATGAGCCGATTATGAACGAGTATAAGCTCAAAGGCTATAACGCCGCGCAGGGTGAATACGCAGACACAGGCGCAACAAACGGCGGTAATATAGATTCGTACGCAGCAGCAAACGCCAACAGACAGCAGCTTGCGTTCACTAACGCCGGAATGAACGCTGCCCTCGCGCAGGCTAATCAGAACCAAGGCAACTGGCAGGCACTCTACGACAGCATGACGGGACACCTCGGCAATATGGGTACGATAAACTCAAACAACCTCGCAACAGGCGCGAATATCTACGCAACGGATTCAGCCGAGAGACAGAACGCAGTAAATAACGCAACAGCACTCGCACAGCAGGAACAGCAGAACAGAATCAATCAGTATGTGACCGATATCGAAGCCGCTATGAACAAGGAGAACAACGACACCACGCTGAAACAGGCGCAGATGAACTCCGACTTGCAGAGATATATAGCAGAGCTTGAAGCAACTACCGGCAGACAGGCAACGGCAGCAGACCTTGAAGCGGCAAGAATAGCGGCAGAAGCCGACAAGTACGCGTCTGACAGAACGCTTGAGGGAACAAAGTACAAAGTAGACGCGGATAAAGTAAGCAGTAACGTTAAACAGCTTCTTAAACAGCTCGGTTACAGCATAGATGACGACGGCACTGTCACTTCTACTGCAGATGAAATGACAGCCGAAGATATTATAGCAAGTACTATCTATAGTATAGAGAGCGGAAACGCTCCCGCCGGTGTAACAAGCTATGACACTTTGAGAGATTACTTAATCAACTTAGGATTTCCGGCGAGTGAAGTAAGAAGAGAAATCAATTACTGGAAAGGTGACAACGGAAAGCCGAAATTATTTGATGAAGTAAACATACAGGGCAGAACTATTCCGAGGTACAAACTGAATCAATATATGAGCCAGTACGGAATATCAAGCGACGACCCGTCAATCGGTATAAGAAAATAACTGAATGAGGTAATTATATGGCAAAAAAAAAATACAAGCTTTCCGAACTCGGCGAACTTGGCGAACTCGTTAAAAACTATAAAGAGAAAAACTCTAAGAAGAAAGAAACTGACAGCAACAATGCATCAAGCGCATTGTCAAACTCTTCTTCGGTGCAAAGATACCACAATCTCGGCGAAAGTCTGAACAACTATTTACAAAATTTACAAAAATCAAGCGGTATAATCAGCAAAAACGACTATGTAAATGCGCTCAATGCACAGAGAAAGGCTATAGGTGCGGAAGTAAAGTCAGCCGTGAATTCCGCTACTTCTTCAAGACTTCCATTGGAAATAAACAACTCGGAAAGAAACGCCATTGCCGAAGCAACAAAGATAGCAAGGTTCATGGAATCCGAAAGAGAAGAAGCAGACAAAAGAGCCGCACGGCAGAAGAGCATTGAAAACGCAAAACAAAACCACCCCGTCGTTACAGACATTAACCCCGTCTCGGACTGGTTAAATTATATCTTTGAAAGCGAACAAAATTATGGACGTGGCGGAATTGAAAACGTCGCTTATAGTGGGAATGCATTCGGAGCAGGTGCTCTGGAAGTCATCAAAAACACAGCAAAAGCCATATCAGGCGACAAGGAAGCACAAGACATAATCAAGGATGATGCAAAATATACAAAGGACAAAATAGTAGCCGCATTTGAAAAAAATAGAGAGAATCCATACGGAACACCAGACGAACAACTGCAAGAGGGAGAACACCTTGAAAATTTAAAGAAAGTTTGGAACAAAATAAACCCAATTTCAAACGTAGCCAAAGCAGCTTCCGTGTTTAATTCCACCCCATACAATAAAGGATTTGCGGAATACAAAAACACACACACGCCAGAATATCAAAAAGACGTAATTCAAGAAGAAATAGAACGCACTCACCCTGTCCAATCGGCAAAACCGCAATATTCTCCTACACAAATAACAAAGGGTTTATTAACAAACACAGCCTACAATATGCCGGCTATCGCTGTTTCGGTGGCTTCACGTGGCACTGCCGCCGCTCCTTACGCCAATTATATCAGTGGTGCAACTCTCGGTATACAGTCAATGTCAGATTCTTACGACGAAGCTAAAAAAGAGGGCGCAACAGATGAAGAAGCGGTACAATACGCAATGCTCGAAGGTGTGAACCAAGGCGTAATGGACACGGTTCTCGGAGGTGTAAGTGGAGCAACAGGCGGACTTCTTGATAAGCCCATTTCAAACCTTGCATCACATATTGTAAGAACCCCTCTTGCCAAAACAATGGTGGAAACGGGGCTTGATATGCTTGAAGAAGGTATGCAGGAATCTGCCCAGAACTACATCACCACAATCAACAAGCGCGTAACCTATAACCCCGACGCAGAATTTGATGTAGAGGGTGCAGTTTATGAAGGTGTTCTCGGCGGTCTTAACTCGCTCGTACTATCTCCCGGCAAGGCATATTCAAGATACCAGGTCAACAAGTCTTCATATGATACCGTCAACAGTCTTTCCATAGCGGCAAGCAAAGTCAGCTCGGAGCAGGACGCAAAAATTATTACCGATATAGCCGACCAAATTTCAAAAGGAGCTGATGAGGTCATAGCGGATTCCGAAACAGAAACAGCCGACAAAGCAAATGCCGAATATATAAAACGCGGCGCAGAAGCGGTAAAGAAAAAGCTGAACGAGAACTACGCAAACATAGTAAAAAACAATCAGTCAGTTTTGGAGAAAACGCAGGAAATAATCAGAATGCATAAGACAAGCGATGCAGAATCTCTCTCGGAACTTGTCAATGCAGTCAAAGAATCCGGATATGGCGGAAACAGTAATAACGCCGTAAACAATACCGTCGACTATGTAAACGAACTCATAACAGAACAGAATCAAGTGGCAAAAACAGCTGAAAGTATTGCTTCTATGCAGGACAGTCAGATATCGGAAGACGCGCAGGCAGCGGCAGTTCAAAAACAAAAAGCCAACGAAGCACTTGAATACACAAACACTGTAATTCCGCAGCTCAAGAGTATCAGCGAAAATCTCCGTTCCAAAAGAAGCGAGATTAACGCCCGTCTCAAGCTCGATGAAAATACAGAAACAATGACAAATCAAAACGTAAAGCAGGAAGTCAATACTCAATCCACAGCCACAGATACATCGGCGAATGCGACAGCCGAAGCACAGCAAACCCAAACAAATACCACAGAGCGCGTCAGCAACAGCGCATACCATTCAGAAACCGCAGAGAATATCCGTAGCACTTACGAAGGCAGGAACATAAAGGAGACAGCAGAGAACATTATCAAGGCTCACGGCAATGTCAGAAGTGCTGTAGACTATGTCCATGATGTTTACGCAAAAAGCGGAGGTTCTAATGCAGACGCTTCTACAAAAGAATATATCCGCGCACTTGATAGTGAAATCAGAAAAGCAAACAAACCTCTTCTCGAAAAGAACATAAAGAGAATAGAAACGCTTCTCAAAGAGTATGGTGTAAAGAATGTTGAAATAGACGAAAGCATTACTCCGTTGACGGATGACGGTAAATCCGTGTGGGGAATGGCTCATTATAACCGTGGCACAGGAAGGATATATGTTTCTCCCTACGCAGACGGCAAGGCAATAATCGGCTCTAAAATCGTCCATGAATTTACCCACCACGCAGCAAAAGCCGACAATTCTCTTGTGGGTGACATTCTGAAAGCCGCAAGTGAATCAAAAGTCTTCAACAAGGAAATAAAGCTTGCTGACGGAACAACCACAACCACCGTCGACAATCTCACGCGCCTTGTGAAAGAAAACTACGCCGATGAGATAAACGAATACATTGCAACCTCAACAAACCTCTCGCGCTACAAGGTGCTTGTCGGAATGGGCAAATCAGAAGCAGATGCCGCCAAAATAGTTGCAGACGAGTTCAAAGCGTCTCATGCAGAAGAATACAATAACATAGTCGACGAGTACGTAAACGAAGATACAGCGGCTTACGTGATGGAATTCCTCAATCAAGAAAAAAACGAGGACATTCTGTCTCAGCTGATTAAAGACAATCGCCCTCTTTGGAAGCGTATTCTTGACAAGATTGAAGACTTCATTGCAAAGATAACCGGCAAAACCGAAGCAAGAGAATATCAGAAAGCCGCCGACAAAATAAGAGAAATTCTCGGAAACGAAATCGACGCAAAGGTAGAAAACACAGGCTCTTTCAAGGCTATTCAGCAACAGATTAAAAACGGCAACTCCAAAATAGGAAACACTCCCGACGGAAGAAAGTTCTCTATGGAGCTGAATGTAGATGAATCCAACGGACTTTTCGCAATTCACAATCTCACAGCAGACAGTTTCATGAAATCATATGAACTCGGTGGATTTGCTATGCCGTCTATTGCAATTGCAAGAAGCGATGTGGGTCATTCCAATTTCGGAGATATCTCTCTTGTATTCGCTTCCGATACAATCAACCCCGCAAACCCGGACAACAAGGTTTATTCGGCTGATGCATGGACACCGACATTCCCCAAAATAGAATACGAAGCAAACAGCAAAGTCACGGATAAGCTGCGCGACAAATATTATGAGCTTTACGGAAAGTTCGGTCATGAAAAAATCTCCGCTTTATATCCTTACGGAAATTACTTTGAAGAGCAGCTCAATACAGACGGCGGTGTTGACGGTATAATCTCAAAGCAAAGCAACAATCCGCAGATGATGCAGGTTTATCTCGCCGACACACAAGGAAAAACTGTTGATTCTGTTGTCAAAGAAACAAAAACTACACTTCCGTCAGAGCAGGTAGAACAGTCTGAATTCATTATTGATAAGCTCGGTGCAGATACTGTAAATGAAATGCGTCCGCAAGCCAATGAATCTCCCATAAGCGCACGCAAGAGATGGATGAGCGAACACGGAGATGCTTTCAAAGCCGCATACGCCGATTATTTAATGCAGTCGGGACTTACCTCAGAAGAAGCACAAAACGCGATAGACAATATGACTAAAGCGCAGCTGCTTTCTCAGATGGTTAAAGCACGTAATTACCTTGCGAATGGTGCTGAAACCGTAAAATCAGAAGTAGACACAGAAGCTACCAACAACGCTATTAAAGAAGCTGTAAATCAAGAGGATTACTTGAAATGGCTTCACAGTCTTTTTGACGGCGGCGAAAAAAAGTCAGGCGTTTCAAACGGCAAAGACCCGTATACACGCAACGGCAATCAACGACCCTTCTCTGCAACACATTATCCCGTTACGCTTGATAATATAGTTCTCTCGATGAAGTCACAAGGAGACGGCAACACCAAAAACGCAACGTCAATATTTGTCGGCTCAAAGACAATACGCGCAGAGAGCGCAACAGAGTACAGTTCTCTCGACGAGATAAGAGCTGATAAAGGCAGACTTGCCCATAGAACTCCGGAAGAAGCAAAAGCGGCATGGGATGAATTCGACAATCGTTTGTCCGCTATCATAAACAGAATAATGGATGCGGAGAGCGGAATCGACAACCGTTTCATCGAACAGGACAGAATAGGTTCTGTTCTCGCGGAAGCTTCAAGAAACAACACCGAAGCCAACATCAAAAAAGTTCTCACCCAGTATAAACTCACTCCGGCCGTAGCGGCAGACTTCAAGGCACTTGTAGACGATATCAAGTCCGCTCCCGTTGACATCTTTGAAGCAAAGCCTGAAAGAGTGGTAGGTCTTGACGAGGTCAAATATGCCATAGTTCCGTCAGACATAAACTCCGATGTTACAACAGCACTGAATAACGCCGGAATAGAAACCAAAACATACGAAAACGGCAACGAAGCGGACAGGCTAAAAGTTCTGAACACGCTGTCCGACGTAAGATTCTCGAAGCAGCTTGATACAGAAAACGACACACCCGTTGCGCAGTCGATATCTTCATGGAAAACTTCAATTAAACAAGTCCCCGCTCTTTTCAAAAATCCGAATGTCAAGTTCGGAGAAACCAATATTGATATAGGCGGCGGACGTTTTGACCTTGCCACAGATTTCCTGCGCGAAAACGGCACAAAAAACATGTTGTTTGACCCGTACAACAGAAGCGAAGAGGTAAATAAAGCAACTCTTGATTATCTTCGCTATGGCAACAGAGCCGATACAGCTACCTGTGCAAACGTCCTCAACGTTATCAAAGAAGCAGACGCAAGAGCAAATGTTATCCTCGAAACCGCAAAATCCATCAAGCAAGACGGAACTGCCTACTTCATGGTATATGAAGGAGACGGAAGCGGCACAGGCAAAGAAACATCATCAGGTTGGCAGAACAACAAAAAAACTGCTGATTACGTCTCTGAAATCGAGCAGTATTTTAACATCGTTGATAGAAAGGGAAAACTAATAACAGCGACAGACCCCAAAGAAAATCTGCCTAAAGCCGCATGGGAACTGTCACCCGGAAATGCAGTTAGGTATTCTAAAAATCTCACCAAATATGACTACTCCAAGTCTTTCTCGGAGCAAATCGAAGACTATAAAAACGGAATCATCCAAAAATATGATACTCTTGTCGTCGGCAAAACGCCGGAGGTTTTCACTAAGATAGGGCTGAATCCTCTACCTATGACATACGGAACCGGACATCTATCCGATATTCTGAAAGGCAATGTGCAAGACCATGATTTCGGCGAAGCAAACCTAAAGCAGATACCGAAAGCTCTTGAATCTCCGGTAGCAATATTTGCTTCAAGCACAAGACCGGATTCAAGCGTAGTCGCAATTCTCGATTTGTCTTACAATAACAAGCCTATGTTTGCGGCAGTCGAAATTGACGGAACAGGTAAGTTGAACGGTGAAAACATAGACAGCAATGCGATTACTACGCTTCACACACGCAAAAACGCAGCAAATATGCTTAACAAAGCATTGGCAAAAGAATCAAATGGTGATGTGTCAGTGTACTATTTGGACAAAAATAAAGCCATCCAGTGCCTCAGGTCGTCTGGGGTACAATTCCCCAGGGTTATGAGCTTAGTAGATGGCTATGTTCATAGTATACGCGATTCCGGCTCGCCTGTCAATATAAAAATCGAAAATGTAACAAAAACGCAACAATTCAAGCGTTGGTTCGGAAACTGGGAGACACATCCCGAAACTTCAAGCAAAGTCGTAAATGCAGACGGCACACCTAAAGTTGTATATCACGGAACAAACGCCGACTTTTGGACATTCTCTCTTGCAAATCGCGGAAAGAACGGAGATAAACTCGGTGTAGGATATTACTTTGTCGATAACAAGTCCTCTGCCGAAAGATACGGTGACAGAGTTATTGAAGCATACCTCGACATCAAGAAACCTGCAAGCGCGGAAGTAATGGAAATATCCCGTAAAGACTGGGAAAAGTTCCTTGACTTTGCAATAGAGCACCGCGACGAATACATTGACGGCGAATGGAAAGGCAATGACATCAACAAAGAGTATGAGCTTACCGATTTCGACTACGGTTCAAACGACGCTGAATTAATCAAGGGCTTCCTCAACGGTATTGCCGCCGGAAACAAAGACGTGACGGAAGCATACCTCGAAATGCTCAAGGATTCAACAGGCTACGACGGCATTGCATATAACACTGACAACACAGACTATTACGTAGCATTCACTCCTGAACAAATTAAATCAGCAACCGACAACATAGGCACATTCGATAAAGACAACAAAGACATACGCTATTCCAAAGAGCTCATGACGGCAGAGGAAAAGAAGAAAGTCCGCGAAGCAGAAAGGGCGGCATATCTCGAAAGGCAGCTTGTCTCAACCGCACCGCTCGGAGGAAAAGCAAAAGCCGTTTCTCCGACAGCAAAAGCCGCAGTAGCGAAGAAAATAGCGTCAGGTATGCCCGGCGTATCGACAGCTCAGGTAAACGAACAGCTCACAAAGTTCTTTGAGGTTATCGAACACCCAAAGGCAACAACACCCGCCGCATACAGAGATGAAGTCCGTCAAATGGCAAATGTCACGGCTCAGAACCTCTACAACGAGTTCCGCATAGAAAACACAAACCCGCTGTATGATGAGTTCAACGATGCATATAACCACATCAAGAGCCTTAAATTCAAGATGACCGACGCTGTAAAAGACGACTTCGGCAAAGAAGCATACAGTGACTTCTACAAGAGAGCAAGAGGAACATTAAAGCTCCGCGTTAACGACGGTATGGCAGTAGACGAGCTGTGGGGCGAACTGTGCAACCTCTATCCTTACTTTTTCAACGAAAGCACCACAAACCCAAGTGAGATGATGGAGCAGATATACGAGGTTCAGTCTTCGCTAAAGAAAACCCCCGGTCATCCGTATTACGACATGAGTTCTGAAAACACAGACATATTCTCGGAAGGCGAAGATACCGCAACAGTAAACTCTATAGCGGACGCTCTTGTAGCAGCATACCTTGAAAACGCCAAGCCTACAGTTGCGGCAGAAAACAAATCACTGCGGAACGAAAACAAACGCCTTGCAGAAGAAGCCAACGCAGCAAGGGGAGAAGCCGCCGACGCAAAAACCACGCTTAAAGTAACTATGGACTGGAATCAAGCCGAACTGACTAAAATGTACGGAGATTTCACGCGCCAAATCAGCGAAGAACAAAAGCAGCTGCAACAAGCAAACAGAAAAATCGAACGCTTGACAAACAAGGTGGAAAGAAAAAATGTAAACATGGCTCAAAAGACAGCTCTCAAGGAAATAGGCAGGTTGCATGAGTTGTTTACAAATCCCACTAAGCAGAAGCACATTCCGCAGAATCTCAGAGCGGCAGTCGGCAGTTACCTCACATCTTTGAACAACACAAAGCTCTTGAACGGCAAAACCGTAAATTCTCAAGAAATAACGGAGACACTTCAATCGGAGCAAGAAAGAATAAACAGTGCCGCTTCTAAGGTCATCAACACTTTGTCAGGCAAATTCACAACTGATTCGGAACTGTATCAGGGTAGGTCTACAAGACAGATAGAAGCACTGAAATTTGAACTTGACAAATTAACCGAGCTTGCTAACGAAAGCCCAAACAGCGGAATTGATTCTTCTAATAATGCCGATTATATCAGAACTGTCACAGACCTTACAAGAATGGTGAACTACCTCGTCAAGCAGTCAAATGACTTCTTCACGGGAACAAGGAAAGTCGAAGCCGAAACCTTTGCGAAGAGCTGGATTGACGAACTTTCCGGTCACAAAACACGTATCGGTGAGACCGGATTTGAGCGAAGCCAGTTCAAAAAGCTGCTTGACGGAGTAGGCTACAGTTTCATGTCAGCGGACTTGTTCTTCTCGACGATGGGAGAACCCGGCAAGGAAATATCAAGCTGGTACAGAAACGCTCAAACGCGTCAGGTGAAGATGAAGCAGGAGTACGGAGAGTATATGTCCGAACTTTTAGGCGACAATTACAGCACCATCGCCGGAAGCACACAGGCGAAAAAGAACCTGATTGATGTGAAGATTCATGGCAACGACGTAAAAGTATCGAAAAATCAGCTCATGTCTTTGTATCTCACATGGAAGAGAGCGGCAGGTCGCAGACACCTTGAAAACGGCGGAGCAGCATTCACAAACGCAAACAACGAGACAAGCAAAGTTTACGTTATCGACGAAGCAACATATAACACACTCATGGAAAAGCTGACGGCGGATGACAAGAGAATAGCAGACGGCATAGGAAAGTTCTTATCGGAAAACTGTTCGGAATGGGGCAATGAAGCTTCAATGCAGCTCTACGGAATCAGGCTTTATGAAGACAGCAACTACTTCCCGATTCGCACACCAAGCGAACTGCGGGACACAAACTTCTCAAACCTCGCAGATACGCATACCATAGAGAACTCATCGTTCACCCACAAGCTCAACAAAAACGCTAACGCCGCTGTAGTCATTGGAGACGTGTTTGATATAGCAGACAGGCACGTAAACGATATGTCCGCTTATTCAGCATATGCGCCGCTCAACAACAGCATGGAAAGAGCCTTCAACGCCAACGGATTAAAGCGTGCGCTAAGTTCAGCATACGGTAACAATGGCGTAAAGTATATGCAGGACTTCATCGACAAAATTAACGGAAACGAACCAAAGCGCACCACAGGAGAGAACGCAAACAAGGTTCTCAATTTCATCTCCAACAATGCGAAGAAAGCGGCAGTTTCGGCTAACATCTCGACAGCATTGAAGCAGCCGTTGTCTCTCGTGAGGTCGTGGCTCGTTATAGACCCCAAATACACCCTCGCCGCTTATGCCCAAATAAGACCAGGCGTAAACAACATAGTTAAGCAAGGCAAGGAATACAACAGAATCCTGAACACCATGAACGAATACTCCGGTATTGCCGTGATTAAGTCACTGGGATATTCGGACACGGGAATAGGAACTACCACACGAGAAACCTATGACGAGCAAAGTCTCAAGTCTGCTTATAATAAAGCCAAATATATTAAGCAGTCAGCCGAAGACATTGCAATGAGACCCGCCGAGTTTGCCGATGAAATCACATGGGTGCGTATGTGGAAAGCGTGTGAACTTGAAGCTAAGGCAAAATACGGCAATACATTGTCTACCGATGAATTTAACAGACACGTCGCAGACAAGTTCAATGAGATTATCGGCAAGACACAGGTTGTCGATTCGGTTCTCGACACTGCACCGATAAGCACCAATAGATTTTTCAAGACGTTGTACCCGTTCATGAACGAACCTGTAAAGACAGCAGCGGCACTCATCTCAGCGGCGGAAAACGTCAGAAACGGCAAAGCAGGAGCGAAAAAACAATTAACAAACGCTATCGGCTGCTATGTTATCTCGAACCTGTTACTTGAGCCTATAGTCTCATCTCTCATCGGTATGTGGAGACACGATTCACCCAAAGACCCCGAAGACTTCGCAAAGAAATTTTTGGAAAGATTTATAGGCATTAAAGCCGACGGCGAAACAAAATGGACGGACATATTCTCTTCTAACGTCGCTGACGGTTTATTTGCAGTCCCGTATATCGCTCAAATTTATGATACAATCGCAAACAAGTTTAACAATTTTGACCCAGAGCGAATGGATTTACAACCTGTAGCCGACTTAGTAGGAAACGGTATGTACTTTTTCAACAGTCTTTCCAAAGAAGACTATGAAAACCAAAAAACAAAGGCGAACTACGCCACCGACATGATAGCTTCATTGGCACAGATTCTCGGCATCCCCGGTTCTACTCTTAAAAGAGATTTGTCAGCTATAGCAAGAACAGCCGTCGACGCAACAGGGGCTTATGTGGCACAGTGGGAACTCAACAAAGTTTACTACAACCTCGGTAACGTAACCGCAAGAACGAACAAGAACTTCTATGACATCATGGCGAAAGCGTACAATGCCGGAGACACAGAAGCCTATTCGTATATGCTGAGAGACCTTCGTTCCATTCAGACAGGTGCAAAAGCGTTCGGTGTGCCGTACAGCAACATCAATAAGTACATCACCGAGCATGGCGCGAAGATAGTGGAAGGCACGGATATGTGGTATGTATCGCTGCAAGCGGAATACGACCTGAACACTTTCGTTCCGAATATGAAAGTCGAAAAACTTGTAACAAGTGTTTACCAAAAAGCAAAGAATGAGAAACTCGACAATTACGAAAACGCAATCTACAAAGCACCCACAACGAAAGCAAACGCTACGTTCAGTGTGAATAAAGAAGATTACGAAATGACACTTGAAGAATTCGACAACTACATCAGAAACACAGGAGACTTTGCTTACAAGATTACAAACGCGCTTCCGTCAAATTACAAGTGGTCAAGTCTGAACACAGCACAGCAGCTCTACGCGCTTGAGAAGACATACGAATTCTCGAAGGCGTATTGGAAGAAAAAGCTCAAGCCCGAATATTCTTCTAAGTCAAATTGGATGGATGAGCTTTGCGACAACAAGGTCGACTTCCAAACTTACGCACGCGTCATAATCAATCAAGCGGAAAAATACTCGCCAAAGGACTAAAAACACCTCCAAACAGAAAAAGGCAGTCGATGAAATACTCGATTGCCTTTTCTAATATTTTTATTGTTTTCGGCACGAAGCTGTTGTAATTTCCAGTTGCCGGTGATATAATAGCCTTGACTGTATGGGTGAAACAAAAATCGAAAGGAATAAAATCATGGCAACACCCAAGAAAACAAAAAACGGATGGACGGTTCTTGTTTATGCCGGGATAGACGAGAACGGAAAGAAGAGGTATCAAAGACTAAGCGCACCTACAAGAAAAGAAGTAGAAAAGCTTGCGTCGGAGTTCGACAAAGAAATGGACGGACACAGCGCGTCGAACATCACAATGACCGTAGGAGACGCTGTAGACGCGTATATAGCCGCAAGAGATACAGCGGGATATTCACCCAAGACAATACGCGAATACAAGGCATACAGGCGCACAGCACTTCAAGGATTGGTTGACATTAAGCTTTACTCCGTGACAGACGAGATGATTCAAAAGGAGATAAACAAAGCCGCTGTCGGTCACTCGCCGAAGTCTGTCTCTTTGTGGTGGGGACTGTTCGGAGCGGCAATACGCCAGTACAGAAAAGGATATGCCCCGTCTGTGCTGCTGCCAAGCGTGAAGCGAAAGCCCGTAGAAGTGCCGGACGAAACGACAATAAAGAAAATGTTCGCGGAGTTGAAAGGAGACCCGCGCGAAGTCCCGATTATACTCGCTTCCGTGTGCGGCATGAGAAGAGGGGAAATATCCGCACTGGATTTAAAAAATGATATCGACTATCAAAAAGGACTTGTGTATGTAAACAAGGCATATACAAGAAACGAGAACAACATATTTGAACTCAAAGAACCGAAAACCGAAGCGGGAAAAAGAGTTATATCAATTCCACAGTGGGCGGCAGAAAGACTTTATGTTTACTCAAACAAACATAATTTCAAAATGTACAACCCCAATCAGATAACACAAATGTACGCGCACGTCAGAAAAAAGTATAACCTCACCTGTACCTTCCACGGTTTGAGACATTACTACGCGTCAATCATGCTTGCCCTCGGAGTACCCGATAAGTACGCAATGGAAAGAATGGGACACAGCACAAATTCAATGCTCAAACACTACCAAGAATCGGTAAAAGAAAAAGATATTGAAATCAATAACGCAATGAATGACTACTTCTCTCGATTAGATGAGACAACAAAAAAGACAACAAAATAAATTGTGAACGAAGAAAAACAATAGAAAAAGTGAGCTATAACGAGAAAAAGAGAGTTGTCAATACAATTTTTGCTGGTTCGAATCCAGTCACTCCGATGACAAAACTCTCGGTATATTCGCTATATCGAGAGTTTTTTGTTGCTTATTTATAGTAAAATTGCTATTACACATCGAATGTTCGTGTAATAGCTACCGAAATACTACAAAATTTTGTATTTGCATTTCCGCGAAATACAATATTTTTATTCTCTACAAATACCCCGAGACAACAAAAAGACAACAAGTTAGACAACAAATCATTAACAATAATTTCCATACAGTCAAAAACAGGAGCTTTTTACAGCTCCCGTTTTTTTATTTTGCGATACACTTTCTGTAGACTGCTATCTTGTTTGAAACCGCGTCTTCGTCATCAAGAAAGTCATGCGCTATTTTTGCGTAGAAGTCAGGATTGTTAAGCCCGAATTCCTGCGCTGTGTTGTAGTAGTCCGAGTATGCCATGTTCATAGCCGCATAGAACGCCGTAGGATTACAATCATAGCCGTGCTGTTTGCGTACATGTTCGGTCTGGTCGTAATTCCAGTGTTCCCCACGTGAGCCGTCGGAATTTCTCATGCTGTGTGTCCATTCTTCGGCATCTTCTATTGTGAGCCGTCCTATACGCTCGCCCTTGCCGTACTCTTTCATCTCGCGTTCGTAGTCTTCGAGACAGTCAAGACAAGATACAGTGTCCGATATAATCTCTATGTTGTGAGCGTTAACAGGCATGTCCATGTATTCTTCAAGACGTTTGTGAAGCTTTTCCTTGTATTCGTTTATGTTCATTGTCATATTATTGTCCTCCCGCGCTGATGTATCTGTATAGCGAATCAATGTCGTTCTCCGTGAAGACAATACCCGCAAATTCTATCTGCCCCGTCTTGTGAATCGCGTCTTTCGCCTGATTGTAAACCTTGTCAAGGTCGATGTTGCCGTTTTCATCAAAAAGCGTTGCAAACATATCATCTTTTGTCAGTGAAGTTATCGTGTCCGTTACCTTTTGATTTATTTGAGGAATCAGAAAGTACACCGCGAATTTCTTTACACCGACAGCCTTTTGAGCAATCTCGGTATCGATATAGTTTGCCAGTCCGCGTTGAATCTGCTGTACATTAACTATCATAGCGCACACCCCTTAGCAATAAGCTCTCTCAATCATAATGTTGGATACTGCTGATGTAAGAGCTGCACCGGTATTCTCAACCTGAATTGCAAGAGGAAGATTAACGGGAAGAGAAGAGCAGTTGCCGAACGCACGAACCATAAACGGTATTGTCACATTGACTGTATCGCCCACAGCCGCAGCCGTCGCACTGCCTACGTACACCGATGTGCCGCCGACATTGAGTGAGAATGAAACAAGTCCGGCAGCGGCAGAAATGGCAGATACGTTATATGTAACTCTGTAATATCCCTGCTCAGTGATATTCACTGTGTCCGCGCCGGAAGTTGTCACTTCAAATGTCTGACAGCAGTTTGTACGAGGACATACGCGCCTTGTGATGCTGCCGAGCGGCATGAGAGCATTGGCGGCAACCGCCTGAATATTTTTGTTTGTGAGCTGAATCATTCTGTAATTCATATTTATATCTCCTTGTTATAAAAAATTGGGAGAGCTGCCGCCCTCCCTGAATCTGTATTGAGCGGATTGTTTAATCCATTACTTACATATTGCCGTTGCAAGTTCCACAGCCTGTGTTGCAGATAACTCTCTGCGGTACTACCGTCTGAGTTATTGCATTCACAGCAGCGGTTACGGAATCAACCTGTCCTTTAAGAGTAGTAATGCCGGTGGTGGTAGTTGCATTGATAACAGCCTGTTCAGTCCACTTTGCATTCTGTGTTTCTCTAAGGTCTTTAATCTGTCCGTCAGTCCACTTGTAAAGGTCGAGAATCTTCGCGTCCGTTGACTGTTCTGCTTTGAGCTGAGCTATCTCCATATCCTTTGAGTAATTCTCACGGATGAGGTTTATCTCGCAGGATGTGACTTTTCTGTCCGCTTCAAGCTGCCCGCTGTTGGAAGCAGAATTCATAAGCGCGGGAATAGCAGCCATAGCGGCGATTGTGGCAGTGTCAGACGGTTGTCTGTTGCCCCCGAGAATACCGCCGAGAATGTTTCCTGCGCCGCCGTTAGCGACAGCAAGTCCGCCGAGAGTTGTTCCGATTATGCCAAGTGCAGTAGTGCCTTTTCCGGCTACCCATTCAGCCATTTTCAAATACCTCCGAAAATATATTTATCACCGAACGTTGCGCACCGCCCGAAGACATACAAAAAATCTCTCTGTATCTGATACCATTTTACCATCACAGAGAGATTTTTTCTTTCGCTATTTTTGCGTTTATTTCACCGAGATTTTGCCTTGTTTTTGCAAGAGACGGACGAGCCGTATCAGTGCCGGTTTGTGCCACTTTGATACCGTCGAGTAGTCGCGCCCGACAGCATCACACACGTCCTCCAGACACCCGCGCTCCACATAGAGGATCTTGAGCAGCCGCTTGTACTCCGGTCGGAGATTGCACTTGTCGATAGCCGAGGATATCAATTCCGCATCGTCTATCTCCTGCACCGCGTTTTTCTGCCGCACGTGCTCCGTCAATCTTTACGCCTCCTTGTCCTCGCTTTCCGCTGATTCAATAATGCTTTTCACGCCCTCCGCGTCAATCCGAGCCGCGTCAACCTTGCTCTCGCCGTAGATGTAGCCGATGATTGAGGATATCGCCGTAATCGCACCTGCAACCTTTCCGGCAATCTCGCCGTAGTCGCTCTCACCAACGCCAAACGACATTGCAACGCCGATGATGATACCGATGATTGTCACCCACAGCTTTCTTGAGGTCAGCTTCTGCTTCCAGTTGATTTTGTTGTCCATATTATTCTCCTTTTTCATCTTCATAAGTTATCTCTTCCTCTCCATAATCGGAGCGGTATTCTTGTTTGATTTTCTCGCGGTTTTCCATCGCCGATTTGATGAGATATCCCACCACTCCGCAGCCCATGGGAGCGCCGATGTATGTCAGCAGTCCGTCAAGAGACGCCATGTCGGGAGCGATTATCAGCTGCACCACAAGGTAGCACATACCGAAAATCGCGCCCACAAACCACAGCTTCACAATTGCCGAGAGCTGACGTTTTGAGTATTCAACGTCCTTCTTTTTCATGATTTTTAGTTTTAAACAAGACTTAAATTTGTTTTAAACAGTCCGTTAATGCGTTGCTAACGCGTTAAAACGCGATAATATTGTTAACCGCACGACTGCCGCCCATTGACCGTCTCTTGATTCCCTCGACACGGATGTATGAGCCGCCGCCGTCAAGAGCAATAACGTCTTCAAAACCCTCGCCCTGTATCTTTCGCCAAACCTCGCCGGACTTGATGTAGTTTGCCGAGGTAGTTTTGAGAGTGAGTACCCATATCTCGCCGTTTCGGATTCCGAGCATATTTCGCGACGTGCCGTAAGTGGTCGAGCCGTCCCAGCCCTCCGCGCCCACGTAGCTCATATCGACAGGCTTTTTGTCAGCCACAACAGGCACTCCGCTAACGGCGTACTTGATTCCTGACGGGATTTTGTCAACGCGCTCGATTGTCGGCTTGCCGGAGTACGGCACGAGCAGTGTAGACACCTTTTTGCCTGCAAACTGCTTTGTCGCGTTGTCGGCGATACTGTACACAAGGTGGTTTCCGTAGACGTGTTCAAAAAGATTTTCCTTAGCCGTCGGCGGAATATCCTTGATATCGCAGGCAAGGTTAGCGACAGGGAGCGTATACACCTCGCCGTCCTCCGAGCGGTAATTTGCGAAGAAGCCGCCGTTGATGTATCTCTTAACACCGCCCTTGCGCTTGTCCGCGTCATGGTAGATTATAGCAAAGTCTTTGACGCGGGTGTATGTGATTCCGTCCTTGTCGTAGCTGTCTTTGTACACTGTCGGTTTTTTCGGCGCGGCTTTGATGATGTCGTACTGTCCCCACTCGTTAGGTATGCCGAGATATGGTGTCGGGTCTACGGATTCACCGCTTTTGCGGACCTCAAAGTGACAGTGACTGCCGAAGGAGTAGCCGGTGTTGCCCTCGATTCCTACTACGTCCCCCGCCTTGACCTTTTGCCCGACTTTGACCTTTCGCGCCGCCATGTGGCACATAAAAATCTTAAGTCCGTCCGGCGTGTCTATGCGAATGTAGTTGCCCCACTGCCATGTGAGATTAGACTTGTCCGTGATGATTGTCGACGAGCCGATAACTCCGTCACAAGGCGCAACAAGCGTTTTGTCCGTACCGCTGAGGTCTACGCCCTTGTGATAGTCGCGTGAGCCGTTGAGCGTGCGCCAGCCGAAGTGTGATGTGAGCGTGACCTTGCCGGATTGATAAGGGAGATTCATTTTCACTGCGCGTTACCTCCGTCGTGCGGCGGGTCTGTCGGTAAGTCCATCACTTGATGATAGAGCTGTGTCGCAACGTCATTGCCGCCGAGGTTGTGGTAAGCCGCGTAGGCGCGTTTCAGTGCTTCTTTTGCGTAGATGGGGCAATATCCTCTATCGAGATACTTGTCGTGATTGCGGATTATCTCTGCGCGGAGAAGGCACTTTAATCCTTCTTCGAGCGCACTTTCATGCTTTTTGCGGAGCTTGATGTAAGTGACCGCCCATGTGATTATACCGCCGCACACAGCAGGGATGAGCCACTTCAAAATTATCATTGCGACCTCTTTCATATTTCGATAACCTCCACATAAATTCCGACCAACTCGCTCAGCTTGTTGTACACAGGATTGACGGTGTCTCGGTTGCAGAGGTACGTCACGTTGTTCTCGATGTAATACTTGCCGCTCACGAGAGCCATGTTGCCCTCATACGGTATCGGGTCATACTTTGTACCGTCATGCACTTCGTCAATGCGTTCATACAGGCTTGCTGTAATGTCTGGCGTCCATGTCTCCTGCGATGTGTGCGCCTGTATGACCTTGTAGAGCTTGCCGAGATACCGCACCTTGTAACCGATGGTGTACGCCGTGTCTTTTGCCCACTCGGGATAAAATGCCGTCATGCGTACCGCCGTAGCGTCGTCGACGGAAAGTGTGTTAATCTGCGCCGTGATGAGCATTGACATAACTTCGTTTTCGCTAATCGGACGGTGCTTCGCTTCTGCCGCTTCTCTTGCTGCCATTTCGGCGTATTCTGCCTCTTCTTCCGCCGTCATTTCGCGTATTACTCCGTTGATGCATATTTTCATTTTAGTTCTCCTTTATGTCATGGCGACTACGCCATATATTTTCAGTGTGTAATCAATGGTCGGCGTAGACGAACACTTCAAAATTAATTTTTTGTCAGCTGCGGCAAAAATTTTTGTCCAGTCTAAAATTTTTGGTTGCATACCAACGGTGAAGGTATCGTAAAGGTAAGTTTTAGAGTCTGTTGGCGAATCGGGGACGAGTGATGGATTTGACGTTCCCGTCCATACTCTCACCAAGTTGCTGTTTTCAAAATCTCGACGCACAATACCGTAGAATCCTGCTGCTATCATGCGGATTAAGTGAGCATCATTTATTCCTGCTACAGATAAATATAAATTGGGAATAGAGGTGTTATTGGCACCACGAATACTAAAATGCAATTCTTTGTATTGAGCTAACTGCGCACAAGTAACATCGCAAGTAATCTCTTGTGCCGCTACGTTGTTGGCCGGAAATACTGTTTCACAAAGTAGATTGTTTATGGTAGGTTCTTCTTTTCCGCCCCCGCCGCCGCTCGGCAAATCCGCACATTCCCACTCCGTCGGCTTGCCCGCATCATCGACAGACTTAACTTTGATAATCTGCCCGACGGCTGCCGTAGTCGGCGCGGTTATCTTTTCGGCGAGAGCTGCCGTGATGATTTTGTTCTGCACGGGATTTAATGAGGTTGACGAGAGTTCGCTGTCGACGGTGACGGTGCTGCCTGACGGTTTGTCCTGCGGGACTACGTTTCCGTCTTCGCCAACGCCGAGGATTTTTCCCGCGTTGCCTGCGCCTTGATTTTTGTCGAGTTTTGTGGTGAGTGCTTGAGCAATTTCTTGTAAATTTTCTTCATAATTTTCAGCCGGTACATAGTTTTGGAGTATATCTGTCAAGGCGGTGTTTGTGACGTAGTCGCCTGTTTTGGTGACATCTGTTGTTTGTGAGGAAAGATTTAAACTTCCCCTCCAAACAGCTCCCGCACCATCATATACGGTTATATCTACTCTACCATAGTTCATTCTCCCAAATATTACGAGCATAGGAGACGACATTCCGGTCGGCACAGTTTGGTCATAGTCGACAGGAGAGATTATGCCATACCCAACACCCATGTTGTATAAATTAATGATATTATCAGCTTTAAGGTCTAACCAATATCTGACTGTTGGAATAGGCGAAGCTCCAATGTTGGTTCTCGCTTGCTTTTTCTGCTCGTCCGTCAGCGTTTGCTCCACGTACTGCACCGCGTTAGCCGAGCCGCTGCTTCCTCCCTCAGCCGACAGCACGCCGTTTTTATCCACCGACAGCCCACTGCCGAGCGTGGTAAACGGCTTGTTCTGTACGCTGTCCCATGTGGGGGCAGTATCGACACTTCCACCCACAGCCGGCACATAATGCCATTGCCCATCCGAGCCTTTCACTTTGAGCAGGTCTTTTTCTATTTTAGGCATTTGTCTAAAATCACTCCTTTAGTTATAAAATATCTCATCTGGTCAGACAACTTCTATTTCATTTGACTTATAGACAAGCAGGTAATTATATTGTGCGTCAGTATTGAACTTGCGATAGTTGTTTGTTGATGATATTGACAGCACAAATGCCGTATTTGAAGTTATTTCGCTAATATTGCTACTTCCATAAATCAGAAACTCGTCATAGCTGCTACCGTATACTCCGCCAACTGCTAATGCATCAGCACTTTCCGGAAACCTGCTATAGCTGATTAACCCGTCCAATGATGCGTTAGCATCGGATTTAGTCATTGTAACAGCGACCATTTTAAGAGAGTATTCGGAAACATTTTCAGATAAATCAATGCTCAATCTACTCGTTGAATACGGGGCTACAGTTCCTGAAAACACCTTCACTTTGTTGTCGTTGCTGCTGGGCGTTCCTTCATAGCTTCCGGCAACTCCAAAAATTGAAACGCCTTTTTTTATGTTACCCGCAGTCAGATTTGAATCTCCGTTAACATATATGTTGCCAATAGTGTATCGCCACGCTGCCACTGCCAACTGTCTTGTAGTGCCGGGATAAATGTCCTTCCCGTTCTGCGTCGTCATTTGATTAGTTGCACTCTTCGTTCCGGCAGAAACATAGCCTTCGCTTTGCGTTGCGGAAGCAGTAATCAAACCACGTGTACTGATTGATATGCTCGGAGTAGCTTGTGTAGCCGTAGCCACCGCCCCAACTGTAACCTTGCTAAGTCCGTCGTAAGTCGAATCGGGAGTAATTACCTGTTCGCTTGTACCCGGCGTAGCTGTCTTCTCTTGTAGTTTTATCGGGCTTACTATGATTTTGTTAAATCCGTCGTATCCCTCGCTCGGCGTTATCTCTTGTTGAACTGTTGTGGATTTGACATTTTTCTGTTGAAGTTCCGGTACTTTGGAATTTCCGTGAATCAAAATCGGCATTACGGTTCACCTCGTATAATTATCTTTATCGGAATTGTAGCTGTGTTTTTCGTCCCGAAAGCCTTAAGCGTTATACTCTTCGCGCTCTGACCGCCATCCTGTAAATTCAACTTTCCATACTCCGCGACCTGAGAAGCAGTAGCGTCGGATGAAAGGAAAATGTCAACTACGCTGTCCGCTGTAACTCCGAGAACACTGAGTGTCTGCGTGTACGGAGCTTCACTACCAGTCCATGTTGTGCCTATATTAGCTGTTCTTACCGTCGCTTTAAACTTGTCCATATAAGCCTTTGCAACTTTGTTCTGAACAGGATTGGTGCTTGTATCGCTCATGGCACTGTCAACCGTAATAGTCGTGCCGCCTGATGTAGGAGCGGTATACAGCTTCCCGTCCGTGCCTTTTCTGACAGGCTGAGTATCGGCAGCAGTGGCGTCATCAGCCTTTATACCTCCGACAATATTAGCACCCGCACTTGGCACAGTCTCAATCTTCTTGTCAAGCTCCACTTTGATAACCTTGTTCTGGACAGGATTAGTCGAAGTATCGGAAAGAGCGGAATCAACCGTAACCGTAGCAGACGAGCCGTCAGAGCCTTTAGAACCGTTCTTGACTGTGAATGTAGCAGTATTGCCGTTTGTCAGCGTAACAGTGATTATGTTGTCGCCACCGTCAGCCGTAGACGTTGTTGTCTGCACAACAGATTGAATACCCACACCGTCAGTGCCGGAATTGCCTTTGATATTCACGGGAGCGGGATTGTCCTTGCCGCCGTCATTCGTCCATGAGATAACACCGTCCGCGCTTACCGAAGGAGTGAATGTAACGCCGTCCGCTCCTGTTCCACCGCTTCCCGAACCTATTATAACAGGGTTTCCAACAGTCTCGTCCCCGCACATAAGTTGCAGTCTGCCGTTTACGTACCTCAGTTTGTCGGGAACAAGTATGTAAGTCTGCTCGCCTGTCGGAGCAATAACCACCCATACATTAGCACTTTCGGGAGGTGTCGCGCTTTCCGTTTCGCTCACGAATACGCCGCTGTCTCCGTCTTTGCCGTTTTCTCCAGGGTCTCCTTTTACGCCTTTTGCCGATATCCCTGTATCCGTCGTTCCTATATACCAGTTTCCGTTATCACCGATGTGCGGAGTTATACCGTTGTCTCCTTTTGTTCCTTTCGCTGATATTCCCGTATCGGTGTCGCCTATATACCAGTTTCCGTTTGAACCTATGTGAGGTGTAACTCCGTCGTCGCCCTTGAACTCACCGCTTGCTACAGCGTCCTCAATGGCGTTGTTTATCTCGCCCTTCACCGCGTCGAGAAGCTGAGAGAAGTTGTCTTTCGTGACTTTCTTCGTGTTGCCGCCCTTAGCCTTGTATGTGGGCTTGACGTTGATTTTGCCTGGCAGGGATATAATGTTTCGCGTTACATTGTCGCTGTCGGTGACATATCCGCACAAAACGAAATGCGCAACTCCCGATACAGCCGTAGCTTCCGGAGGAACGTCTATTTCGCTTGTCGAATCAAGCAAAAGAACCTCGACAGGAGCACCGCGCACGGGATGAAATACAACCTTTTTCGACAGGTCTTTCCACCCATCGGAGAACTCAAACGATAGCTTGATATCGCCGAAAGAACCGCTTGTGCCGCCGTCTATCGCTTCGGGTTCAAGAGCGTACTCATTCGCCCTTATCGTCTTTATTTCCGGCATCGTCTACCTCCGTTTCGATTTCCTCTGCCAGTTTGTACGCCTTTACAAGGCAGTCCGCAATCGCAGAAACAGTCGTACAGCCGGTAACGCCTGTGACTGTCATTTTGTTAATCCCTTGAAACGCCGCGTCTATCATCGTCTTGCATTCGCTAATCTTTTCTTTTGTGTCCATTTCGTTCTCCTTTTATCACACCGCTTTTGTGTTATCTACTATTTTTATTGAGCCGTAATAAATGCCATCTGCGCAGAAGGAGTACTCTCCGCTGTTCAGTGATACATCGCCACTATAATAAGCCGGAGAAAGTCTTATAATGCCATTTGATGCCATCATTAGTATATCGCTAAGGCTTTTTGCAAATATCATACCATTCGCGCTTTCGAGCGAAATCGAACCTTTCGCTTCGACTTTGAACGCCACATTCTCTCTTGAGTTTGTCTCAAAATGCGGATTGTTTGTTTTTATAACCAAAGCCCGACGCTCTTCATCTGGGGAAGAAGCGCCGTTGTCACGAGTTAAGATTCTTGCCATTACAAAATCTTCATCATAATACGAGCTATAATTCATGAATTCTATTTCAGATTCAGAATTACCGTATTTATCGGCAGTTAAAGTAATTGTGCTTCCACGGATGGTTGTGTTGCCTGCTGAATCCTTGGAATAGAATTTGACATAACCATCGAGATTGATTTTGTCAGCTTTTATTACTACAGAGCTTTCGCTATTGTTCACCGCAGTGACAATAGATGCCGCCGTGACTTTGCCAGTCGTCGCGTCGGTGACATTCGCTATCATCGAAACGGTAGCCATGCCCTCTTGTGCTTCAGCTATAATACCCGCAGTTGCCGAACTTATGAGATTGTTTACATCCGTTGTCGTAGTATAGCTTGCAAGCATTGATATAGTAGCCATCCCTTGACGTGCTTCCGAAATAATACCTGCCTTTGCGTTCAAGATAAGCCCGTTCACTTCGTCTGTTGTGGTGTACTGGGCAAGCATTGATATAGTAGCAAAATCCTTAGTTGCATTCGCCACAAATCCGGCGAGTGAATCCGTTCCCGTTCCGTTTTTCCATTCGGCAAAAGCCTTGATTGAAGCAGAGTTTTCATTAGTCTTGACTATGATAGAAGCTATGGAATTGCCTGTTTCTGATATTAGCCGCTTCATACTGTCATCGAGATTGTCCATACCTATGTTGTACATAGCGTCAAGGTTGTCTCTGTTCTGTATGGCGAGCTGTTCCTTTATCGCCGCAAGTTCATTTTCAAGCTGTTTGAAACGGTCATTCTCTCTGCCGCTTGTTTGTTTCTGTGCCTGTTTCTCTTTTTCGGGAACATTCGCTCCAAGATAATTACTCATTTTTGAAAACATCCCCTCCCCATGACAGAAGCAGCTCTATAGCAAGTATCTTTACGTCTCCGCTTCCCGCTATTCTCATCTTATGCATATAGCATGAAGTCATTCTTATCATGCGCCGCATAAGCCTACGACCGCCTATAGACGATTCTAAGACGGCTTTTGTTGTAGTAGTGTATTTATCCTCTGGACGCATTAAATACGCTCTCACGCTTGCTCCGCTTGCGATATCGCACAGAACGGATATTTTCTTGATTCTGCGAACGTCAATTCTTCCCGCGGCAAAGAAATCGGTTTCAAACCACCAGTCGCTTTCATACTCTTTTCCGCCGAGTTCATTCTCCGCGTTTCCTCCGGCGTTGTTGAAAGCGTCCTCGTCATAGTCGATTATTCTAATCTTGCCGTCCTTGCAAAGCGCGACAATTCCCCATGATGTGGTTGCGAACTGCTTTATGTTGTTGTCTGAGTTGAGTTTAGACCAAACGCCGCTCTTGTAGGTATAAAGTCCGTCTGAAATCTGCATATATACACGGTCTTTGTATGAGCCGAACACAGCTCCGTCAAGATTCAGCCGTCCGAGTTCTCCGTTTATCTTCTTCGGAGTACCGCCCGTGAATGAATACACCGATTCACCGGACGCGAAATACAGCACGCCGCCGCATTCGGTCAGCGCATACGGATTGTCACAGCCGTAAGAGCCTATGTCAACTATGCGGAATGGATTCTTGTTGTTGTAAACAAGCTGCATGAAGTCCTTTTTGAACAGCACAACGTGATTTGCGTATGTCGCTATAGCCGTAAACTTGCCGTCAGCTTTTACATTGGACTGCGACATTGACACCCACGCGTTTGCGGAACTGCTTTCATCAGCTGTGTCAAGGTCGAAATCGGCATAATTGTTGAATGAAGAAGCATATACAAGGTCATCATTCACGCCGAACAGCCTTGAACAGTATACGGAAGCATATTTTATCGGCGGATATGTTTCACCGAGAGAAGCCGTTTGGAAGTCGGACGTTATGTTGAAGTCCATCGAAACGCGGTCGGGATATATAAGAATCTTTCTCACATACGTTGCCGCCGCTATGTTCTCCGTATTGGACGCGACATTGAACTGAACCGCGTATCTTTCGGTGAAGTCCTCGCTTGTTCCCTTTGCCGTGCCTATCTCTCCGGTGTATTTGATATTGCCGGGCTTAATGTAGTCAGCCTTTATCTTTCCGCCGGAGCGGTATATCACAAGAAGCGCGTCTCCGAATCCGTGAATTGATATCGGTTCTGTATACGTCTTGTACTCCTTTTGCTTTAAAGCCGCTTTAATCTCCGGCGGGTCTACAACAACTCCGCTTGCCCCCGTGAGCTGTCCCGTATCAATATCGTTTGTCAGGTTTAATCCTCCGAAATCCCAACGGATAACGCGTGACTTGCTTTCGCCGGACGGTATGTACTGCGCACCATAGACAAATTCGTTGTTGTCTTTTGCCATGCGTTAACCTCCGTATCTTTTATTACGCTTTTCCGCCCAAACCTTGAAGCTCTCAAGCTGTGTGTTATAGTCTGCAAGCCACTTTCCGGCAAGTCCGTCCTCGTTCGCGATTTTGTACGCTTCTCCGCGCAGTCTCGCCGATACCATGTCGAGGAATTCCGTCGGAACTGCAATGTTGTAATTGTTTGTTTCCGTCTTCATTATCGGTCTGAGACGGTATATAACCGTGACTTTGTCAGGTACTTCCGTGAGACTTAACACAAGATTCCCGTTGTAGTCCGTGTAGTACAGATTCTTGTCAGAGAAGTTCATCACGCCCTTTATACCGCTCTTCTCAACCTGCACACCGTCGGCATAAACCGCTATAACATCGTCATAGGTAACGGAAGCACAGCCGGAAGGAACGGTAAGCGTCGATAACGCAACAGAATCGGAAGTGTAGTTAATCTCGGCAGAAGCATATTCGTCAAGTATCTCGGTGTAGATGAACTGCTCGACAGTGTTAAGCCACCTGTACCATGAATCGGACTGAATCTCTATCGAAATATCCGCTTCGGCAGTTATTGAATCAATGAAATCGGAACACTTTACTCCGCTGTCATACATGGAAGTACCCTCCGTCAAGCAGTCGTTTTCTGCTCATTCTGCGTGCATATACAGCCTTATAAGCAAAATCCGCTTCATTCACAAAATCAGTCTTCCTGTCACTGTCTCCCGTGATGAGATATAGCAGGTTGTCGCAGATAGCGGCTCTGTATTCGTCGTATATCGGTATGTCCGTGTCGACTGTTCTCGGTCGCTGATATCCCGCACCGCCTTGTATTACTTTCGACACACCGTATTTCCCGACAAGGTAGTTTATCGTCGTGTCGAGATGAGTGAGGAAAGTATTATGAGAACAATCAGAAGTAAGAGTGACTGTATCATATAAATCCTTTACGTTCAAATCGTTCCTCCTTTGTAGAATTATAGACAAACAGAAAAGGGAGTAGGGACTGTCCCCGCCCCCTTCTGCTTATGCATGGGTTAGATTATTCGGTCTTTCTTTCGATTTCAATGCAAGTACCGGGGTTCTTGCAAATGAGTTCAAGGTAGTTTGCAAGGCAAGCACGGTATACGGACTTGCCTTCCATGAGGTTGAAAATGCCGCCGCCCTGGTAAGCCATGAAGTCCCATCCGGTCTGTCTGAGTTCAAACTGAGATGTGTCAACGCCCCACGCCTTAGAAGCCGGAACAAATCTCTCGTTGTAAACATCAACCTCTCTGTTGCCGTAAACAATCTTGATTGAAGCAAAACCGTTGCGGTAGTTGTTGTTGGTTACATACTGAGTATTTGAGGACTTAAGATAGTTGAGGAAGTCGGAATAGAGGGTGTCGCCCATCATGATAAGGTCAATCTTGCCGCGTCTCATTCTCTCGGAATCCTGAATAGCCTTGTTGATGAGAACATCGTCAGGTTCTTCTGTCTTCGCGGCAGTTACTGTGTAAGAGTAAGTGAGAGGCTTAAGCCACGGATTATCAGCCTTTGTCAGACCGTAGATTGAAGTGATAGCGGAATCGTAAATCGTACCGAGACCGGTAATCTCTCTGTCCTTGGAATTCTGCGTGTAGATAACCGCATTTGCACCGCAAGTGAATGTGGTGTCGAAGGTAACTGTCTTTGTGGAGTGGTCGATAGCCTTAATCTGTACTCCTGCTTTAGCGACAGTGCCGCCGCTTTCGTAAATGTCGCAAGTAAGACCTTCCATGAGATAAGAGGTGTCGTTTACAACATGAGAAGCCTTTGCGGAAGTAGCTGCTGCGGAAATAGTCGCAAGCTTGCCCGAACCGTTGCCGAAAAGCATTCTGCCGACGTTCCATGCGCACGCTTCATATGATGCGTCCATCTCATCCTTTACCGCGTCAATCATAGCCGACTTTGCGCTTCTGCCGAGCTGAATAGCCTTGTTGGAAATACGAAGCTCGTTGTACGCGTCCTTTGTGGTGTAATTGAGCTTAGAGTAAAGCGGAGCGTGTGCGTCGGGAGTGTCCTGTCCTTCGCCGCTCATGCCAAAGCCGCCGCCGATACCGATTCTCGCGCCAAATTGACCCATAGAAGCATCAAGAGTGCCTTTCTTAATCTTCTGCATGAAGATTGACGGGTCAACGTTCAGCGCGTTGTTCAGAAACGGAAGATACTCGTTAAGGAGTATGTTCTGAATATTGTTGAGGTCCTGTGTTCTGGGATTAGCCATTTAATAAATCTCCTTTTCTTGAATGTTTTTATCTGCCCCAGTATTTGTCGACGTTAGAGAAGAGTTCTTCTTTTGTCTGGGGTCTGTGTTCCGGAACTGCCGCGGCGTTGGTCATGCCCTGAGAAGCAGTCATTTTAGGCAGGTTTTCATTTTGCTTTTGTATGTTCTGCGCACGCCTGATTTCGAGTGCCTTTTGAGCGTCAGGGTTCGCCATTACCGCCGATACAAGTTCATCAGTTGTCATAGTCTTGTTAGGGTCTGACCTCAGCCCACGATTGATAAGACCGCCGAGAAGTCTCGCTCTTCCCGGTTCCATCGAGCTAAACTCCGGCATAGAGCCTATAAAGCTGTCAATCTCCGCATCATGTTCGCGGAAATCGGGGAATCTCGGGTCGTTGTATATCTGGTCTTTCGCCGCCGATACAGCAGCTTCACGCGTTCTCGCTTCGTAGTCGTCGCGCACGGGCTGCATTTCCGCCATCATCTCCTGTCGAATCATCTCACGGAGAGCGTTCGCCATGTCAGCTTGATATTGATTCTGCGCCTGTGCCTGTTCATCCGGCGACATATATTGAAGCTCGTTAATGTTGAGCTGAGGAAGCGTTATTGTTGCCGCCTGATTAGCGGCTTCTTCGGCAACCTGAGACTGTTCCTGCACCGCCTGTCGTGACTGTCCGAGAGCCTGTACAAGCTGTGATATCTGCTCTGAGAGCTGCTGATTCTGCGCTCTTAGTTCGTTTATCATATCAGCCTGCGGGTCTTGCGCCGGAATCTGTGTCTGCTCCGTAACTGTAGGTACTGTTTCTTGCACCTGCGCAGCTTCGGCGTCACCTAAAGCCTGTGCGTTTTCGGCAGCAGCGGCTTCGTCAGCCATAACCTGTGCGTCTGCATCTGCCTGAGCCTGTGCATCTCCCGCCGCTTCTTCTTCCGCCGCTACACGGGCAAATCCGGCGTCAAGTACATCGTCAAGTGACTGATATTCGTTTTCGTCGCGTTCGTTCATTTTGATTCACCTTTCTGTTGTAGTGTCTGAGCAGCCATAGCCTTTTGCATTGCTTCCTGCTCTGCCGCCTGCTGCTGTCTTGTAAGATTCTGTTTGTGGTCTTCTATGTGAGCGTCAAACATCTTGCAGTATTCCGGCGCACGTTTCATCAGCTGTCTGTAATCCGCACCGAGAGCATATTTAACGTGCTCTTCAATGTGGATTGCATCATCGTCGTAAATAAATCTCTCGGGTATTACGCCGCTTTCGAGGTATGCGTTCTCGCGACTTGCATTCTTCCGCTGTAAATCCACTTCGGAGTATGAGGACGGCGCGTCTCGCAGGTCAAATAAATCAAGTCCCTGCTCAATAAAACGCTTGTCAATACGTCCATCGTCTCCCGTAAGAAGTCCCGCATTAAGAGCCGCTATAAAGTCCTGTCTCTTTTGGTCTTTGGAATGCCTTAGCTCGTTTTCGGCGGCAAAATCCACGTCATACGAGTTGATATCCTCCGAACACCATGTGTAAACTCCGCCTATCTCGTCCTGTCCGGCTATCATCAGTACGCGATAACCGCTTGAAAACTCCTTGTTGAGCATGAGCCAGACACGAGCCATCGAAAGCACACCGCCGCGTATGCTGTCAGCAGTAAGCGACATACGAGTTGAATCTATCTGCCGCAAGTTGTCAATCGCAGTGCCGGAAGTTACGCCGGACGGAGCCGCACCGACTACCATAAGCTGAGATACACCAGCCGTGTACTCCATATCAGACGAAAGTCTGTCAAGCATCGAGTACACGATTGACGGCGGTTCGGGATAGTCTACTATCTCCGGCTTGCCGAACGACGGGTCATACACAAGCACGGAACCCGCTTCCATCGTGATTTCGTCCGCGTCCTCATCCGTGTCGGGGTCTATGAGAGAACCGGACGGCACAAGCCACGGATTATTTGCAACAGTATCAATAAAGTCCTGTATCTTGTTGTAGTTCTCATTGTACGACCTTTGTAGAGGTATCAAGTCTTGTATAACGGACTTGCCGAAGAACTGTCCCGATACCGGCTTTGACTTAATCGCCACAAGCGGAAATACACCTGCCGGAAGTGAACCGTAGTATACAATCTCATCCTTGATTACCGTGATAAGCCGCCCCATCGGATAGCTTTTTGACGGATTCTCAAGGTACATTATCACTCTCTCGCAGTTTTCGCGCGTCGTTTTAGTCATGCCGTAAGAGGTGTACGAGCTGCCGTGACCTGTCGTGCCGTTAGGGAGCGGCGTGAGAATATAGCTCTCAATCTCTTCACCATCAAACTTTTTGCCGTAGAGGTCGTATATCTCGCCGACATCAAGCACGCGCTCTATGATAACATCGTGCTGGTCTTCGATTTCCTCTACAGTGAGCGAAAACGGAAACACTTCATACGGCGATATCAGTCCAAATGCAATATCGCCGGACATGACAGGCTTTTCCTCTGCAACAGCGTCGCCGTCCGCGTTCATTCGCGTCACAGTGCCGTTTCCGACAACCTCTCCGATTTCCGCGTCCCACCAAGACAAGGTAAATGCAGTGCCGCATAACTCGCACCACGATATCAGCTTGTCGATTTTGGTTTTAAAATCCGTCACCGATTGGCAGTATTCAAGCAGCTTCGTCGAGGTCTTCGCTTTCTCCACGTCATCGGCTTCCGGCGAGCGCGGATTGACAATCATCTGATACTTGACAGTGCCGAGATTGGCGTGACGCGTCTCCATCAGCGGAGCAACGCGGTTGTAAACTCGTCTCTCCTTGTCGGCTTTTGTCTCTCTCTCCGTGTCCTTAATGACGTTTCTGTACACGTCAATGTCACAGTTCTGGTGTCCCGCCATAAAGTTGGCGTTCAGCGTCCATTGCAGCTCATACCGCGCTCTTTCGTCTCGCCGTCTCTCAAGCTCCTGCTTTATCCCGTCTACTACGTCTTCATAGTATATCCGTTCACCTTTTTCGTCGAGGTCTACAGGTATGTTTGGCGGGTCGGGCTTGTTTTTCGGCTTGCCGCGGAATAAATCAAGCAAACTCATGTACTACCACCTCCGTCTATCGGCTTTTTGCGGTAAGGAGATATAACTCCCGTCTTCCCGCGTCTCTCCGGCGGAAGTCCGCACTTGTCGGAGATAAGCCGCTCAATCATCTTATCCTTGCGGAGATTGTCGTACATCACAGCCGCAAGCGAGACTGACAGCACCACCACAGCGCATATCAGTCCGTATATCATGCCTTGCTCCTTGTCTTGCGCACGGTCTGCACTGCGGGAGCATCGTTTTCCTTATCATTCTGCGCGTCTGTCTCTTCCGCCGGCTCTGTAAGACCGCTTAACAGCCCTATCGACTTAGCACAGTCGGGGCAGAGGTACAGACCGCCGTTAAACACATCAGTTCTCTTAGAGTAGAGGTCGGTGTTTTTGTTGCGGCATCCGCCCATCATGCACAGCCGCGCGTGATTTATCTTGTTTTTCGTTACAGCCATACTGCTTATCTTCTCCTTTTTTTCTTTTTCCCAAAGACCTCAGCCTTGTATCTATCTATCATCTTCTGTTCCTCCGACCGTCTGTCCGGCTCGGTGGGAATGCGGGCATGAGTAATGCACCAATAGCGTAGAGCATCCGGCAAATGAGTTAGCTCGTGCGGCTCTGTAGCGCAGTCATTGATATTGTCCTCATCTGCCTTAATCGTCGAAAGCGTCCGAATGAGGTTTTTGCAGCTTGCGAATATCTTTAGCCGCGCTGTCTTGCCCCCGTCCACGTCGTCGACTACCTTTAGCCGCTCGTGTATCTGCATCCAGCCGGATATGCGGTTGTTGTCGCTCTTGGTAAGCGGAACACCGCAGTCTCTGTATATCTCATCAATTGTGCGCCCCGTGTCCTTTGTCCTGCTCCATAAGTCGGGCGGAGCGTATGTTACCCACCTTGTCTGTGACCTCGGCTCGCCATTTTGAATAGCGGCGGCGGCATCGGAAACAATCAGTCCGTGCTTGTACACCTCTGATACTACATAAGCGTTGCCCTCGGTGTCAATCGCCACATACAGGCAAGCCAGAGCGTCAAGACCGTAGTCAATTGCCCTCTCAATCCGCCAGTAGTCGGGGATTTGGAATGGCTGAATAACGTGTACATCGGGGTCAAACTCCTCAAAATACACCGCTCCGTCAACGCCCCACTCACCAAGTCCCGCTACCCTGTAACGCGCCGGTTGAGTAAGCCGCATCCGCTCAAACTCCGCCTTGTCATCGTCAGACAGCCACTCATTACACATATAATTAGTCGTAATCGCCAGCACATTGGGAGACGGTTTATCGAAAAATCTCGGCTTAATCCATGTCGATTCGCTCCATGGGTTAAAAGTGAG